AATGTTAGTTTCAACAAATGAAATTACATCTTACATAATGAGATTCTATAATGGTCATTATGGATTACTAGATAATTTATTCTAGTTGACTAGAATATTATAATAGTATACAATAGATACAATGGCTTCTCATAGAATTGTTATTTGTGATAAATGTAGGCGGGAAATAGAAGTAAGATCTGGATTTGCCCATATGACACTATTCAATCACCAAAAAACATGCAAGTAATGATATACTGGATATAGAAAAAATATTTTATTAACATTTTGTTAATTATAAAATACTAGTCGACTAGGATATATATGGCAGAGAATGAGAACACATCTTGTTTTACATACAAGGTTGAAATGATTATTCAAATATTAGCAGCAGATCAAGAAACAGCTCGTATGCAACTTGATGATAAGGGTGGATATGTAACATCACGAAAAGTTACATTCATGGATTCAGTACAAGTATATAAAGGCAATAAGTTAACTAAAAAAGATAAAGAAGCTTTACCTGATTAATTAAAATTTAAAAAAGCGGGGACACTAAGAAATTCTCTTGCTATAATTAAGCTATATGAGACACTCTTATAGGTATTACCTAGGATGAAGTCCGAAAAGCTCTCTATAGCCAAACAGAAGGCTCATTTGGCATCATATATCAGAGACCTTAAAGAAAAATCTCCTTGTAGAGACTGTGGGAAGTTTTATCCATACTATGTCATGGATTTTGACCACGTCCGTGGCAAGAAGCATGCAAATGTAATGGAACTTATTCCCACATTGTCTAAGAAGAAGATAGATGAAGAAATAGCCAAATGTGAGATAGTATGTTCTAATTGTCATCGTATTAGGACTCATATGAGACGTATAGCTAAAAAGGGTAAATAATATGTCTTCTCTTCCCGCCGCACTTTTTTCGGGCGCACTTTTCAAATCGCACTTTATTTAGTATACTAGAATTATGGATAAACCACACTATAACGTAATCATCGCCACCCCAGGAATGGATATGGACGGCGGGTACGTTAGATCGCTCACAGAGACTATCGCTGAGTTAAACAAGCGTAACATCAGTAATATATGGATAGGAGATCATTTTTCCATAGTAAATCTAGCTAGAGAGTTTACCTTAGATGCGGGATACCTACTAGATAAAGACGAAATAGATTATTCAGCAAAGGGACCTATAAGAGATACTGTTACTTATGATAAAATTTTTCTTATAGATTCCGACATATCTTGGACAACTGATCAGTTTTTAAAACTATACTATTCAGAAAAAGATATTGTTTCTGGTCTTTATATGACGGTTACTGGCCAACCAACGGTATATCCAAAGGATAAAGAATCTTTTGCAAAAAAGAACCTTGCGGTAGACGATGAGATCATTGAAGTCACTGGATTTGGATTAGGTTTTGTTTGCGTTAAAAGTGGAGTATTTGAAAGTCTTGAAAGACCATGGTTTCAGTTTCTTTATACTGATAGATATTCCCCAACTCCAAAAACATTTATGATAGGAGAGGATATTTCATGGTGTATGCGTGTTTCAGAATTAGGATACATATTATATTCTGATTTAGGGGTTAAGGTTAAACACTGTAAAAAAATTTTTTTAGGATAGTTTTTTGGACCATAGCTCAGTTGGCAGAGCGTAGAGCTGTTAACTCTAATGTCCCAGGTTCGAGCCCTGGTGGTCCAGCTTAGCACCAGTAGCCAAGTTGGTTAAGGCCCCGAACTCATAATTCGGCTATCGTAGGTTCAAGTCCTGCCTGGTGTACTTAGCGACTATTGCATAGTGGTAGTGCGTAACCTTGCCAAGGTTAATGTGCGAGTTCGATTCTCGCTAGTCGCTCCAAACCTCTGTAGTTCAGTGGAGAGAACAATGGACTTCTAAGCCATGTGTCGCAAGTTCGATTCTTGCCAGGGGTACAAAAAGAAAAAATCCCATTCAGAGGCGGATCCGAATGGGTTTTCCTAGTGTATTGCTACACATTATACTGGGAGCTTAATCTGTGGGATGCTACAACCAGTACATAATTATTATAAAATAACTATTGTTCTAAGTCAATAGTGTCTTGCACAAAGTTTATATCAGTATTTGGTGTGTCTGGAACAAATGAGGGTGTAGGACCAAGCAGGTATCCTTGATTATGATATTCGACCATTTTGGAAGTATCTTCTGACCCCACTAATTTATTTGATATTAGGGTAAGTAGGTCATAAATTCTATGTAGCATAATGTAGTTGACCATTGGTAGATTATCTTCTAAATTCTGAGGTTGTTCTTTATTTTCCGTCATTTGGTCTACCTAGATCTTCCCAAAACTTTTCCCGCCCCATGGCGTCAGTCTCTTTAATAGTGCCTCCGTCAGTTAGAATCGACGGCTGATTTAAGTTTTCCATAGTATTCCAATCCAACATCTTTTTTAAAGCTACAAGATAGGCAGTATAGATATATTATACCTTCGTTTGTTTCGTTGCACATTAAAGGGCCCTGATCCATAGGACATTCAAGTCTAGGAACAAGGCCCTTCTCTGCTAGGAGCAGGTATTTAGACACATACTGTATCTTCATATACCTACCCTTCTAATTTTTGAATTCTATTAGGAATTCTTTATATCTTTCCCCATTTAGGGAAGACCATGATGACCAATCGGTTCCGCCCTTAGTCATATAATACGTTATCTCTGCATTTATTACTGGATCAAATAATGTGATATTTGATTTTAATTCAAATTTTTCTTTACGATCTACGCCGAGGTTACCCAACATATTGATCTGAAAAATTCCATAGGAACTGTCTCCAGTTTTCCTGTTACCATTGTAAGCCATAGGCCTTGCATTGGATTCTGACTTAGCAATAGCCCAAGCCTGTTTAAGGGCTTTTCCTTCAAAGCCAACAGCTGATAGAAGTTCTTTTAGTTCTCCGTCTGTTAGCGTCTCAGAAGGCTTGTACACAGTAGTGCTGTACTTCTCTAAGGTTTCTTTCTTTAGTTGTACTGTAGATTTCACAGGTGTTTCCACCTGCAATGCTTGAGTTATTGTTGGCCCAGGCTGGACAGTAAATAAGAATAATGTTATCATTCCTATATAAGACCAGTTATGAGCAACATCACTCAACCGTTGTTTTATATTCTCCATTGGCATTTCCTCCTTTAGAGATAACGAACTATAATAGTAGCATTACTTGACAGTAGGTGTCAAGCTAGTCAACCAGAAAGATTAAAATGGAAATATCATATTCTACGCCTAGATCCAACTTGACAACCAAGAATGGTTACGGTCACGCTGGATTTAAAGTAGCAGAATGTCTAACTAAAATGGGTCATAGATTAACTTATCAGAACCCTAAAGCTAAATTACAAATTAATTTTTCACAACCTACAAATTATAAATTACATAGAAATCAATATCAGATTGGTTATACTCCATGGGAATCAACAGTTATTCCAGAATCTTGGAGAGAAAGAATAGATTCTTGTGACGAGTTTTGGACAACATCTCAATGGTGTAAAGATGTATATGAGAATAATGGATTTAAGGTATCTAATGTTTTCCCGCATGGCATAGATCCAATGTGGTCACCTAAAAAGCGAGAGTATACAAATGTTGTAAAGTTCTTACATGTTGGCGAACCAGCAGAAAGAAAAGGCGGACAAGATACAGTAAACGCATTTATAAAAGCGTTTGGTAATAATCCTAATTATACATTAACAATAAAGGCTCATAAGTCTAGCGTTCTAAGGGTATACGATAGAGAGGGAAGCATTCTTGGACTTCCCCACGAAATGTATAGTAATATTAAATTAGATGAAAGAGAATTAGAAGATAACGAGTTGGTAGACATGTATCATCAACATGATGTTATGATCTATCCTACTTATGGAGAAGGATTCGGATTCATTCCATTTCAAGCACTTGCAACAGGCATGCCAGTTATATCAACATACGAATGGGCAGACTATAAAAAGTATCTAGGTCCTCTAAAGTTAAACTCTACACTTATAGATTCTCCTTGGAATGTGATGCATCCTGGAAAAGTTTACAAGCCAGATAGCAATCATTTAGTTAATTTGATAGAAGATGCTGCAGCTAATTTTAAAGCATACTCTGGATATTATTATGCTCAGTCAACTGAAATACATAAAGAATATAATTGGGATCAGTTGACTAATAAAGCTTTTGAAGAAGTATTTAAAAAAATATCATAACCCCTTCCCCTTTGGATTAAAGTTTGGTAGAATTGGACTTCAACTAAAATTATAAACCGCAAGGCGGAGAAAAGGTGTTATTTAAAAATGTCAAGAACTATTGAAAACCCATACGAAAACTTTATTGCATTGTCACGTTATGCAAGATGGATATCAGAAGATAACCGTCGTGAAACATGGGGTGAAACAGTAGATAGATATTTTGATTTTATGACAGATCACCTAAACAAAAATCACTCATACGTGCCAGAGGAAAAACTTCTTAAAGAATTAAAGGATGCAGTTTATAATCGCAATGTAATGCCATCAATGAGATCAGTGATGACTGCAGGTGCTGCATTAGATAGAGATCATGTTGCAGGCTATAACTGTTCATTTGTTCCAGTAGACTCACCACGTTCATTTGATGAAACAATGTATATCTTGATGTGTGGAACAGGTGTTGGTTTCTCTGTAGAATACAAGTATGTTAATAAGCTTCCTGCCGTTCCAGAAGCATTTGAAAAGTCTACAACCGTAATTGTTGTTGAAGATTCTAAGACTGGATGGGCAAAGGCTTATCGTGAACTACTTGCCATGTTATGGGCAGGACAGGTTCCAGCAATTGATGTAAGTAAACTACGTCCAGCAGGTGCACGTCTTAAGACAATGGGTGGTCGCTCATCAGGTCCACAACCATTAATTAATTTATTTGATTTTACAATTGCAAAGTTTAAAGTTGCAGCAGGTCGTCAGCTAAAGCCTATTGAGGCACACGATATTATGTGCAAAATTGGAGAAGTTGTAGTAGTTGGCGGAGTTCGTCGTTCTGCAATGATTTCACTTTCTAATATTAATGATATTGAAATGGCTCAGGCTAAATCAGGTAACTGGTGGGAAAACAATTCACAACGTGCTCTTTCAAATAACTCTGTTGCGTATTCTCGCAAACCAGAGATGGAACAGTTTATTGCAGAATGGAAATCACTATATGACTCAAAGTCTGGCGAACGTGGAATCTACAATGTTGCAGCAGCCCAAAAGCAGGCAGCTAAATATGGACGAAGGGACCCTGAAGTACATTATGGAACCAACCCTTGTTCAGAAATTATTCTCCGTCCTTATCAGTTTTGTAATCTTTCAGAAGTCGTATTACGTGAAAAGGATACAAAGAAAGATATCGAAAGAAAAGTAGAGCTTGCTACAATTCTTGGTACATGGCAAGCAACTTTAACAGACTTTAAGTATCTTCGTAAAATTTGGAAAGATAACACAGAAGAGGAACGCCTACTAGGAGTTTCTCTAACTGGACAATTTGGGCATAAGTTTATGTCGGGTAAAGAAGACCTAGTTTCTCTGGAAGCATTTCTAATGTCTTTAAGAGAAAAGGCAAGAGAAGTAAATACAGAAGAGGCTGGGAAAATTGGGATTCCACAGTCTGCCGCTATTACATGTGTAAAGCCTTCAGGCACAGTATCTCAATTGGTCGGGGTGTCTTCAGGAATGCATGCCTGGCATTCTCCATATTATATTCGTACAGTTCGTGGTTCAAAGGGGGATCCAATCTCTACATTTTTGAAAGAAGTTGGAATTCCAGTAGAAGATGATGTAATGAAGCCAAATGACACATACGTCTTTTCGTTTCCAGTAAAAGCACCAGAAGGTGCAATTGTCAGAAATGATTTAACAGCAATTGAGCATTTAAATATTTGGCTAGTTTACCAACGTGCATGGTGTGAGCATAAGCCATCAATTACAGTTTCAGTTAAAGAAGATGAGTGGATGGAGGTTGGCGCTTGGGTATATAAGCATTTTGATGAAGTATCAGGTATTTCATTCCTGCCACATTCAGATCACTCATATAAACAAGCTCCATACCAAGAAGTTTCTAAAGAAGAATATGAAAATCTGCTTTCTAAGATGCCTAAGAGCATTCGTTGGGAAGACTTATCTTTTTATGAAACAGAAGATGGTACAAGCGGAACACAGACCCTTGCCTGTACTTCAGATGGAAATTGTGAGATTGTAGACATTTCCGCTTAAAGGGTATATAATAAAGATTGGGGTAAAACCCAAAATTCCTGGGCACACGGCCCAGAAATAAGGAGGATCTAAATTGGCAACAAAAGAAGATCTTAACAATGATGGAAAGGTAACTATGCAAGAGAAAATTCTAGCAGCGTTAGCAAGCTATGGTCGTCACTTTTTAGGTGCGGCTATTGCTCTTTACATGACTGGAAATACTGACCCAGGAGACCTAATCAAGGGTGGTATTGCGGCTTGTCTACCAGTTATTTTGAAGGCACTTAATCCAAATGAAAGTTCATTTGGCTTTACAAAGAAGTAAAATTCAGTAAGTAATTAGGACGGCTCCTATGCTAAAATGAGCATAGGAGTTTTCCTATTTAGGAGATTTAGCAAATGGCAGGTCAAAAGAATTGGGAAGTGGATCAAAACACTACCTTCACATTTACCGTTGAATATAAAGACGACGACGGAGATCCAATCGTTCTTACAAATTGTTCCGCAAAAATGCAGGTTCGTGATACTAAGGGTGGAAGCAAGTTAGCTTTTAGTCTTACATCACCATCAGGCGGAATACTAATAGACGAAGCCCTAGGCAAGTTAACTATTAAGATGACCCCTACTCAAACCAATAAATTATTCTATCCAAAGTCCTCATATGACATTATGCTAACTGATAGCAATTTGAATAAAACCAAATTACTTGAAGGATTCATAACTTTGAGCAGATCGGTGACCATTTAATGCCAATCACTAATAATAATAGCAATCCGACAGTAGTCGTAACAGAAGAAGTTAAAAGAGTAGTTTTAAATACTCCAGGACCTCAAGGTCCTAGAGGAAAAACAATTTTGAATGGAGATGGTGTTCCAGCCGATAATCTAGGTTTCGAAGGCGATTTCTACTATGACAAACTAACAACTAGATTCTATGGCCCAAAGCCAAGTGATGCTTCTTGGACTGGGGCAACAAACTATCTACTCAGCACAAGCACCCTTACATACCCTTTCTCAATAAATCAGGTTGTAAATGCAGGATCGTACTACTACCTTGAAATAACACATAATATGGGCTATAACCCAAATGTTACCGTCAAGAATAGCGCTGGAGATATATTAGAAACAGGAATAGACTATAATAGTATTAACAAAATTACACTGACAATGGCTCAACCATTCGGTGGGACAGCATACCTGTCTTAAGGGAGATATAGCATATGGCAAGATTATTTGTAACTGACATAAATCTGAATAAGAATGAACTTCAGAATGCCAGAATTCAGGGGCTTTCAACAGCTCCATCTAGTCCAGTAACTGGACAAATTTATTATGATACATCAAATAACACGATGTACTACTACAATGGATTGTCATCACCAAATGGTCCATGGATGTCAATGTCTGGTTCTACAGAAGTTATTCAAGATGTTATTGGCTCAGCAGTATTAGGCGGAGTTGGATTATCAGCAACATACAATGACACAGCTGGAACAACAACAATAGATTTAGACAATACAGCAGTAACAGCAGGCTCTTATGGTTCTTCAACAGCAATACCTACATTTACAGTAGATGCCCAAGGACGTTTGACTGCCGCAGGAACTGCAACAGTAGCAACAACTCTTTCAATTGCTGCAGAATCTGGAACAGCAGACACAGTAAATCTTCTTACAGATACTTTGACATTTGCCGCAGGCGAAGGAATCAATACAACTGTAACAGATAACACAATTACAATTGCTGGAGAAGATGCTTCTACTAGTAATAAGGGTGTTGCCTCATTCAATTCAGATGACTTTAACACAACAGACGGACACGTAGAACTAGAAGATACTGTTGTTAAAACAGTAACAACTGATTCTGGAGCATTAACTCCATCGTCACACGGTCTATCTATCCTTGGCGGAGAAGGAATCGATGTAACTCATACTGGAACATCAATTACAGTAGCAGGAGAAGATGCAACCACAACTAATAAGGGTGTGGCTTCTTTCGCAGATGCAGACTTTACAGTAACATCTGGCGCAGTAACAATTAAAAATGTTAACCTTGCCACACAGACAACTGGAAACTATATTGCAACTATTGCTGGAACAGCAAATGAAGTTGAGGTTTCAGGTTCTGGCTCAGAAAACTCAGCGGTAACAATTGGTCTTCCAAATGACGTAACAATTACTAATAACCTTACAGTTGGCGGTAACTTAAACGTAACTGGAACAATTAACTCAGTAAATACCACTCAGGTAAATATTGTTGACAATAAGATTAATCTTAATACCGACTTTACTGGATCTCCAACAGCAGATGCTGGAATCCGTGTAGAGCGTGGAGATGGCGCAGATGTTGAAATCCTATGGAATGAGACAAATGACAACTGGACCCTTACAAACAATGGTACAAACTATCATGCAATTGTTCGCAAGTTTGCTTCAGATATTACCACAACAGAGTCAGCACCATTTACATTTACTGCAACACACAATTTAGGAACAAGAGATGTAACAGTTCAAGTATTTGCAACTGCGTCTCCATATAATCAAATTGAGTGTGACGTAGATCATACATCTACATCAGTTGTAACACTAACATTTGCAGCAGCACCAACAGCTGGACAATATAGAGTAGTTATAACAGGATAATTATGGCAAAGCAATTTAAAACACCAATTGCTCCGCCAGCCTTAAGTTCAGATCCAACAGGAACTGTTGCTGGTGAAATATACTATAATACAGTTTCTGGTGCTTTAAAGATTTATAATGGAACAACCTGGTCTTTACTAACAGGTGGAGGCGGGGGAACTTCAAATTCATTTGAAGTTTTGTCAACATCTCCAGCATCTCCATCTCAAGGAAGAGTTTATTTTGACTCTTCAGAAAATACAATTAAAGTATATAACGGTAATATCTGGTATGATGTTGCGGGGCCAAAAGAATTATTGGATCACCAACACTATGCTGGAGAAGGACTGGTAAGGCATGTAGATTATGGACAATATGTAGATGAGTTGAATTATATTGTTTCTATGGATGGCGGAACCGCAAGTACATCATATGCTTCTGCACCAAACAATGATATAATAGACGGAGGAGCAGCATAGAATATGGCAATTAGAATTCAGTTACGCAGAGACACCGCAGCAAATTGGACTTCATCGAATCCAGTATTGCGAGCAGGTGAGTTGGGTATTGAAACAGATACTCTTAAATTTAAAATTGGTAATGGTTCCAGCACATGGACACAAATTACAAATTATGCAAACGTTACAAGTACAGGCTTATCAAATAGCCTAAATGATTATATACTTTCTGCAACTAAGGGAACCCCTGGAGGACCAGCAGCACTAGATTCAAATGGCGACCTCCTTGTTCCAGAAAATTCAGTCATTCTTTGGAATGATGCTGATTATACTTATCAAACAACAGTAAGTGCTACACAGCCTACAGCAAATAGAACAATTACTTTGCCAGATGCTACTGGAACAGTAGCGCTTACAACAGATCTTTCCCCATATGCCCCTTTATCTGGAGCTACATTTACAGGAAACATTAGCATTCCAACAGCAATTACTTTTGAAGGCGCAACAGCAAATGACTTTGAAACAACTATTCAGGTAACAGATCCAACTGCAGATAGAACTATCACTTTCCCAGATGCAGGTGGTACAGTAGCTTTGACCACAAATATTCCTTCAACTACAGACAATTTGTCAGAAGGATCAACAAATAAATATTATACAGATGAAAGAGCACAGGATGCCATTGCAACAGCAATTGCGGCGGGAACTCATACAAATATAACTATCACATATGATGATGATAATAACAAGTTTACTTTTGTAGGAGCAAACACCTACTCAGATGAAAATGCACAAGATGCAGTAGGAAATGCAGTCGGCACAGGATTGTCGTATAACGACACAACTGGTGCTATATCAGTAGATACTACAGCAATTCAGGCTCGTGTAGCAGATGTTTCAGATACAGAAATTGGATATCTAAATGGTGTTACTTCAGGAATTCAAACACAGATTGATAATAAGGCTTCATTATCTGGAGCAACATTTACAGGAGCCGTTTCTGGAACAAGCTTAACGCTTTCTGGAGACCTAACAGTTAATGGAACTACTACAACATTAAATTCAACAACAATATCTGTTGATGATAAAAATATTGAACTAGGATCAGTCGCTACCCCATCAGATGCTACAGCAGATGGCGGCGGAATAACTCTAAAGGGAGCAACAGATAAAACTTTCAATTGGGTAGATGCTACAGACGCATGGACCTCATCAGAGCACTTAAACCTTGCTTCAGGAAAGTCACTATATTTAAACGGTACACTATTAAAGGATGCTACAGAAACTCTTACAAATAAGACACTTACATCTCCAGTTATTAATACCCCAACTGGGATTACAAAGTCAGATGTAGGTCTTGCAAATGTAGACAATACAACAGATGCAGGAAAGCCTGTCTCAACTGCTACCCAAACAGCTCTTGATCTTAAACTTGCTTCTGCAACAGCAGCTACAACTTATGAAACAATTACTAACGTAGCTTTAAAGGCACCACTTGCTGACCCAACATTTACTGGAACAGTAACACTTCCTTCAACAACATCAATTGGAGATGTATCTTCAACTGAATTATCTTATCTAAACAATGTAACTTCTGCAATTCAAACACAATTGGATGGCAAGGTAGATGAGTCACTATTTGATACAAAGGGAGATATTTTAGTTGCTTCCGCAGATAACACACCAGCAAAATTAGCAGCTGGAACAAACGGATATTTGCTTACAGCAAACTCAGCTGCAGCTAATGGAGTTGAGTGGGCGGCAGCACCAGTAAGTCTTCCAACTCAAACAGATAATTCAGGAAAGTATTTAACTACAGATGGAACCACAGCATCTTGGGGAACTCTAGTAGTACCAATTACAACTGGTACATCAACAGTTTCAGCAAATACAGCAACGACAATAGATACAACAGCATTGTCAGCGTTCACATCTATTGAATATATGGTTTCATTAAAGCAGGGTTCAAAGATTAGAACATCTAAGGTAGTTGTTCAGACTGACGGAACTTCTGTAGATATGACAGAGTTTGCAATTACAGAAACTGGAGGAACAATTGCAGGAGTAGTTGTTTCAGTCGCAGTATCTTCAACAAATGCAGTACTACAATTAACAGCAACAGATGCAGTAACTACAAACGTAACGGTAAAATTTAGCAAAGTAGCACTTTAAGGGGGTAATAGATAATGGCAGATAAAAACTTTAAAGTTAAATCTGGATTAAATATCCCGATTGCTTCGGCTGCAATTCTTACCACTGATTCAAGTGGTAATATATCTTCTACCGCCGTTCTTCCAATTACAGCAGGCGGAACAGGACAAACATCAGCGACTAATGCTATAAATGCCTTGCTCCCAATTCAAAATGGATCAACAATAAACTATTCAATCCAGTCAGATGGAACAAACATCTCATGGGCTAAGCTATATAATCAGGTAATTCAAGATGCAGGAGTTTCTGTAAATCCCCGTCGAAATATAAATTTTGTAGGAGGAACATTTGCAGATAATTCAGGATCTGATACTACAACTATCACATTGCCTCCAACTCCAAAGTATCAAACATCTGCTCCATCTAGTCCAGTAGTTGGACAAATTTGGGTGGACTCAGATGATGACGTAGATACATTTAATCCTTATATGATTAGTAGAAATAAGTTTACTGCAACTAGCGGACAGACTGAATTTGCTACAACACAAACTTTTATTCAGGGGTACGAACAAGTATTTCTTAATGGTATACTTTTGGTATATGGAGATGACTATACAGCTCCTACTACATCCTCCGTCGTTTTATCTTCTGGAGCAGCAGTCGGAGATTCAGTAGAAATTATTATTCAAACTAATTTATCCGCATATATAGTTGAAACGCCTCTTAGGGCTTCAACATTTATGTTGATGGGGGCATAATGGCAACAGAAGTATTTAAGATACTAGGGCAGGTAGCACCAGGAACAACTAATACAGCATTGTATACCGTTCCAACAGGTAAGTCTGCAGTCATATCAACTATTGCTGTATGTAATCAAACATCTTCTGATGTAACATTCAGAATTGCTACACAAAAAGCAGCAGATGCCTCAACATCTACAATTTTAGCTAAACAATATATTGCGTATGGTTCAACAGTAGCTGCCAACGACACAACATTTGTCACTATCGGAGCTACGCTTGCGGCGGGAGATCAAATAATCGTTTACGGTTCATCTTCTAGTCTTTCATTCAACGCATATGGCTCCGAGGTGACACCTTAATGGGAGTAAGTAAACTAAATCCATCAGCAGGAGGAATTCCATACGGAGATACAGCAGGACGCCCTGCAAACCCAGGAACGGGAAGACTTTATTCAAATGGTGAAGAAAAGCGTTTAGAGCTTTACACATCTTCAGGATGGCAGAACATTGTTTCTGAAACTCCAGGAGTTGTTTCTGTATCAGGAAATTATCTTGAATCAACAGGCTCAGGCACAATAGAAATTACAGGTACAAATTTTACAACAGGAGCAATTGCTTCTGTTATTGGAACAAACGGTGTTGAAGTAAATGCTAATTCAACTACTGTAAACTCAATAGTGTCAGTCACGGCGGTATTTTCAGGACTATCAAATGCTAATGAGCCTTACGATGTTAAGGTAACCAATACATCAAATCTATTTGGTTTGCTGACTGATGCTCTTTATGTTAATGCAAGCCCAGTTTGGGTAACTGCTTCAGGGTCTCTAGGTACATTTAATGAACAAGTTTCTGTATCTGTTTCTGCAACAGCAACGGATTCTGATTCTACAATTACCTATGCATTAGCTAGCGGATCTTCTTTACCTTCTGGAGTATCTTTAAATTCTTCAACAGGCGCAATTACTGGAACACTTCCAGATATTGCAACAAATACAACATACAGTTTTTCAATAAATGCCTCTGATGGGCTAAACACAATACCAAGATCATTTAGCATACAATCTGTTGCTATGCCTGTTGCTGAAATCTTAGTCGTTGGCGGCGGTGGTTCTGGCGCTGTTGGAAACGGTGGTTCTGGAGGAGGAGGTGCTGGAGGACTAGTTTACTCATCATCTTATGCACTACTGGGATCAGCACTAGTTACCATTGGAAATGGTGGAGCGTCTGTAAGCTCAGGCCAAACTGGACTTAATGGAGAGAATACTGTTTTTGGAAACATAACAGCATTTGGCGGAGGTGCTGGTAAGGGTTGGACTGGCGGCGGAGGAAATAGCGGTGGTTCTGGCGGAGGCGGAGGATCTGGTAGCGGTTCTTCTGCTGGAGGAGGTGCTTCAACACAAACAAGCCCATCAGGTGCAACGGGTTATGGAAATAGCGGTGGAACTGGACACGCAAGCGGAGGCCCATATTCTGGCGGAGGCGGAGGTGGAGCTGGCGCAGTAGGACAAACTGTAACAGCAAATACTTCTGTTGCTAATGGTGGCATTGGTCGTGCTTACAGCATTACTGGGACCTCAACATACTATGCAGGCGGAGGTGGATCTGGAACCGAAGAAGGCAATTATACTTCTAGCGGATTAGGAGGCTCTGGTGGGGGAGGCCGAGGTGGGTATTTAAATACTGTTGGTACTGCAGGAACTGCAAACACTGGTGGTGGTGGCGGAGGTGGCGGATATCCACTAGCTTATTACGCAAGTGGTGCGGGAGGTAGTGGTGTTGTAATTATTGCATATGCAGATACATTCCCTGCTATTACAACAATTCCTGGAACATTAACTTATACCCAACCAACACGTGCAGGGTATAGAGTTTATAGATTTACAGCAGGTTCAGGAACGGTAACATTCTAATGGCTAAAACAGTTAAAATTTGGAACGGCACAGATTGGGTAGATCTTGGAGTAAAAGCTGCTCTTCCTCCTGATTATATAGATTCTACTGCTCTTAATTCCGCCCTTGCTTCATATAAGCAAGAAGTAAATCTTACAGTATCATCTAACATAACATTAGTGGCGGGACGCAGATATTTTGTAGATACAACAGCTGCTAGAACATTAACACTTCCTGCAAGTCCAACACTTGGACAAGAAATTGTAGTTGTAGATGCATCTGGAACAGCTGGAACATATAACATTACAATTAATTCAAACAGTGGTAAAATTAACGGAACAGTACAAAACCTTACAATTGACGTAGATGGAGCAGGCGCTTCATTAATCTATACAGGATCTGCATATGGCTGGAGGGTAGGATAATGGCAATTAGTTTTTCTAGTTTATCTGGCGGTACATCATTTACAGTAGTCACATCTACAGGCGGATCTAAGACAGCCACTCTTGATAAGTCATACCCAGCAGGAACATATTTAATTGAGTCTAAAGCGTTAGATACAAACCTAGAAGTATATCTAGGAGCATCAGATGGCACCCCCGTAGGATCGGCGGTGGCAGGAGCAAAAACAGTTACAGCTACTTCATCCTTCCTATATGTAACAACAGTAAATGCAGATGCCAATGATGCAGTTATATTTACATTAAAATCAGCAGCCTCCCTTGCAACTAAAACAGATGCAACATGGGCTCCTCCAACAATTACAGATATTACTCCAAGCGGGCTACCAAATGTAAATGACACAACAACTATTACAGGTACAAACTTTGCTTCAAACGTAGAGGTTAAATTTAGAAAATCAGATGATTCAACATTAGTAACTCCTAAGACAACAGTTAGAGGATCTGCTACATCTATTATTGCAGGCCGTCCTGATTCGTTTGGCCCAGGAGATGCTCCATATGACGTAATTGTCACAAATCCAACCACAACATTATCTGCATCATCGCTTAATGCGATTACATCAGGAGCTGTGCCAGTTTGGGTTACATCAACAACATTAAATGAGGCTACAATTGATACAGCATTTTCACAAACAATTTCTGCAACTGATGCAGATGGCTCATCAACAATTACATATGCAATTGTATCTGGTGCATTTCAAACAGGATTATCATTAAATACATCAACAGGAGCAATTACTGGTACACCAACAGGTTCTGCAGGAAGTACAACAGCTGTAATATCTGCAACAGATTCTGGTGGCAACGCAGTAAATAGAACATTTACACAAGTTATTAATCCAGCTAACTTAATTGTTGATCACCTTGTAGTTGCTGGCGGTGGCGGTGGCGGTGGTAAAAATACAGGTGGTGGCGGTGGTGCTGGAGGATACAGAACTTCTATTGGCGGAACTGCTTTAACCTTGAATTTTAATACTGCATACACAGTGACAGTTGGTGCGGGCGGTACAGGTGGAACTTCAACAACTCAATCAAAAGGCGCCAATGGTTCTAATTCTGTATTTTCTACTATTACTTCTTCAGGCGGCGGTGGTGGAGGTCAAGGTGTACCACCTAATGCACCTGATGCTGCCCTTAATGGACTTAATGGTGGCTCGGGTGGTGGTGGAGGTGGAACCGATTCGGGTGGTGGCGGTACTGGTGCTGCTGGTAACTCAGGTTCATACTCTCCCGTAGAAGGTTATGCTGGTGGTAACGGAAATAACGGCGCAAATGGTGGAGGTGGCGGCGGTTCATCTGCCGCAGGTTCTAACGCAACAACAAGTGCTGGTGGTAATGGTGGAGCAGGAACTTCTAATTCAATTACAGGAAGTGCTGTTACCTACGCAGGTGGTGGAGGTGGTGGTGCCAATTCTACTGCTGGAACTGGTGGCTCAGGTGGTGGTGGTAATGGTGCCGCTGGTGGCTCTGGTGGAAATCCATCAACTCAACAGGCAGGTTCTGGTACTGCTAATAGAGGTGGAGGTGGTGGCGGTGCAGGAGGATTTGAAACACAACTTTCAGGTGGCGCAGGTGGTTCAGGAATTGTTGTATTGCGTTACGCATCAGCAACTCAAAAAGCTTCAGGCGGTAATGAAGTAACAACCGACGGTACTTATTGGTATCATACATTTACATCTTCAGGAGTTTTTAACACAACTACATCTTATGTTGCTAAAGCAACAGGTGGAACCGTAACAACTGATGGTGCCTATTGGTATCACGCATTTACTGGCTCAGGAACATTTGCTCCAACTACAAGCATTACATCTGATTATCTAATTGTCGGCGCTGGCGGCGGTGGCGGCGGATACTCAGGCGGTGGCGGTGCAGGAGGTTTCCGCACATTTACTTCTCAATCTTTAACTGCTCAGAATTACACAGTTACCGTTGGTGGTGGTGGATTAGGTTCAGCAATAAATTCTAAGCGTGGTATTAGTGGAACAAGTAGTAGTTTTAATGGTTCTACTTCAGGTGGTGGCGGAGGTGGCGGTTCTGGTGAATCGGGAGAAGGTAATGGCTCCGCTGGCGGTGCTACAAATGGTTCAGGCGGCGGTTCAGGTTATTTAGGTTCAGGTGGTGCAGGAAACGGCACAGGGGGTTCAGGTGGTAGCGGTATAAACTCTGATGGTTATCCAAGCGGTGGCGGTGGTGGCGCCAATGGTAATGGAGGTAACGGTTCAGGTAGTGGTTCAAGTTCAGCTGGTGGTAACGGCGGCGCTGGTTTATCAACCGCTATTTCAGGTGGTTCAACAACAGGACTAGGACAACTCTCAAGCGGCAGTTATTACTTTTCAGGCGGCGGTGGTGGTGGTTCAGGAAATCCTGGACCTGGAACTGCTGGAACTGCTGGACTTGGTGGCGGTGGAACAGGTGGAAGATTTGGTTCAACTGCTCCTACTAATGGTACTGCAAATACAGGCGGTGGCGCTGGCGGAGGTGGCGCAACAAACCCTGGTGCTAATGGCGGTTCAGGAATAGTAATCATTAGATACCCAGTATAAAACAATAGACTTATCATTTATTAAATGGTAAAATATAAAGAAGCAAGACAACTAACAAAGGAGAAAAATGGCACATTTCGCAGAAATCGACGAGAACAATATAGTTACTCGTGTTCTAGTAGTAAACGACGCCGATGCAGCTGATGGACAGAATTTTCTGGCTAACACCTTGGATCTTGGCGGAACATGGATTCAAACCTCATACAACACTTCAGGTGGCGTACATGCAAATGGCGGGACCCCGCTAAGAAAGAATTATGCAGGAATCGGATATTCATACGACTCAGTTCGTGATGCATTTATCCCACCAAAGCCTTTCGCTTCATGGCTACTAAATGATGACACATGTCTTTGGGAAGCCCCAACACCAATGCCTGTTGAAGAAGGCAAGATGTTTAGATGGGTAGAAGAAGATTTAAACTGGCAAGAAGTAGTAATCGGAGAGTAACATAATTGACAAGAGCTAGAGACGTTGCCAACGTACTCTCAACCGCCACTAGTTTAGCGACGGATACAGAGACTGCGGCAGCTATCTCTAGCCACAATTCTGCAACAACTTCAGTTCACGGTATTTCAGATACAGCAGGATTAGCAACACAAACTTATGTTCAAAATAACAAAGGAATAAATAAAGGCAATACTGCCTCACGCCCTGCTTCTCCTGCAAATGGAGATTTATATTATAATACAGAAACATCTGTACTTGAAGTATATGATGGAGGATGGTGGATTCCAAATACCGCTCCAGGAATTCCTACATCACCAGTTGCAACAAATCAACCTTCATCACGAGCATTTAATAACGGACAAGCCTCAGTAGCATTTACTCCCGCAACAAGCGGCGGAAAAGCAACATCATTTACAGTTACTTCAACACCAGGCTCATATACAAATACAGGTTCATCTAGTCCTATCGTAGTTACTGGTTTACAATCAAACACAGCATATACTTACGCAGTTACAGCAACTGGACCACTTGGAACATCTTCTGCATCATCTGCGTCTAGCGCAGTAACTGCAACTACTGTTCCACAGGCTCCAACTATAGGTACGGCTACACCAGGAAATGGATCTGCAACAGTTGCTTATACAGCAGGTGCAACAGGTGGCTCAGAAGTTACCACATTTACTGCAACATCAAGCCCAGGGGGATTGACAGGTACAGGATCGTCTCCGATCACAGTTTCAGGATTAACAAATGGAACTTCTTATACTTTTACAGTCACAGCAACAAACACTAATGGAACATCAGCAGCAAGCTCTGCAAGTAGTTCAGTTACACCAATATCTGCCATAGCTGTTAATTATTTAATTGTTGGTGGTGGAGGTTCGGGTTCTGTGGCTCCAGTTAATAACGGTGCAGCAGGTGGAGGTGCGGGTGGATATAGAACATCTGTTGCTGGAGGAGTAATATCTGCAGGATCATCTTTGTCTTTATCAGGTGGCACAACATATACAATAACTGTAGGTGGTGGTGGTGCTGGAGGAACAAAGAGTTCTAATGGTGGTGGTGGATCCGCTGGTTTTGGAAATAGTGGAACAAGCTCATCTATATCTGGTACTGGATTAACTACAATTACAGCAAATGGTGGCGGTGGTGGCGCACCACAAGGTGGTAATGGCTTATCAGGCGGTTCTGGCGGTGGTTCAAACCAAGGAAGCGCAGGAGGCAGTGGTAATACGCCATCCACAACACCAGCACAAGGAACTAATGGTGGAAACTCATCTGGTGACGGTGGCGGAGGCGGCGGAGGCGCAGCACAAGCAGGTAACGTTACTACTGCTCCATCTGGTGATAGTCCTGGAAGCGGTGGTAATGGAGATTACAATAATTTAACTAATGCAACATCTACTGGTCAATTATCTGGAGGCAATTACTATGTAGCAGGCGGCGGTGGTGGTGCAGGATACGGTGGCAATTCTGGATATGGCAATGGTGGTCTAGGCGGAGGCTCACAGGGACACGCAAGAGCAAGTTCTCCAACTGCAAATGGAGCTGAAAACACTGGTGGAGGCACTGGTGGCGCAGGAGGAACAACAGGCTCAGTAAATATTTCAGGTAATGGTGGTTCTGGTGTAGTAATACTAAGAACCTCAGATGCAGTTTCAACAGCATCTTCATATACTGGAACATTATTTACAACTGGTGGATTTAAATATTATAAATTTACAGGAACAGGGAGTATAACCTTCTAATGGCCAATAAAGATTTTAAGGTAAAAAATGGGTTAGATATCCAGACTCCCCTCCCTGTTTCTATGGGCGGAACTGGACAAACCTCTACTACTAATACCCTAAATTCTTTACTACCGTCCCAAGATGGAAACAATAATAAAGTTCTAGCAACAGACGGAACTAATACAACCTGGGTGGCACAATCAGTTGCATATCAAAGAGGCGGAACAGCAAGTAGACCAGCATCTCCTACAGCAGGAGATCTTTATTATAATACTGATAACAACTACTTTGAAAGCTACACAGCAAATGGTTGGTTTCCAATTGCTGCCGCTCCTGGAATTCCTACATCTGTTGTAGCAACTAACCAGCCATCTGGCAGAGCATATAATAATGGAAAAATGTCTGTAGTATTTTCTACAGCAACAAATGCAGGAGCACCAAGTTCTTTTATAGTTACCCCAACTCCTACTACATCTCCAACAACATTTACTGGATCTTCTAGTCCAATTGAAGTAACAGGGTTAGCTTCTAGCACACAATATACTTATACGGTTGTTGCAACTAGTCCATATGGCACATCATCTGCTTCATCTGCCTCAACAGGAGTAACTGCAACTACAGTGCCACAGGCACCAAGTATAAGCGCTACAGGTGGTAATGCACAAGCAACAATTACAATTACACCAGGTGCAACTGGTGGTTCAGAAATTACTGGATATTCAATTATTTCAAACCCAGTTACAACAACAGAAACCACTTCAAATACAACTTATACATTTACTGGTTTAACAAATGGAACATCTTATACATTTACAGCAACAGCAACAAATGCTAACGGAACATCAGCGGCAAGTTCTGCATCTAACTCAATTACACCAAACGTTACAGGTATTGGATATTTGTATGGAGGTAGCTCTGTATCAACAATAAATAGATTAAACTTTGCTACAGATTCTTACTCTACTTTATCTGCTACTGCGCCAGCAGCAATCGGTTCAGGCGCTGGTAGTGCAAATTCTGGAGTTGCAGGATATGCTTATGGTGGCTATGAATCAAATTGGACTGATAGAATAGCTAAACTTACATTTTCGGGAGAGACTGTATCAACAATATCGGCAACTATTGCTACTGCCGTGTATGGCAATGCATCTTTTTCAAATAATGGAACAGCGGGATTTACAGTAAATGGGCATCAAGGAAGTTCATTTTTAGATCAAGTAAATAAATTAAATTACTCAAATGACACTAGGTCGCTAGGCGGAACAATGGGACCACTATACTTAACAAGTGGAATATCTAATAAAGGATCCGCTGGGTATACAGTAGGTGGATATAGTTGGGGACTAGGTTTCCCGAATAGAGTTTATAAGTATACATTTTCCAACGATACTGGATCCTTATTGGGAACAACCTATGCGGTAGCTGCGTATAATATTGTTACTTGGGAAAATGATGGAACTGCTGGTTATGCTGCTGGTGGTGGAGATATGATGCATACTGGTGTACACAAAATGCCATTCTCAACTGATACAATATCTAGCGCAGTAGCATCATTAGCACAAGGAGGAGACTGGGGAGGCGGATTGTCAAGGAGGGGTAACGCTGGATACTATTGTTTAGGTAGAATTAATGTAAATACTACATCTAAGTTTTTATTTGCAACAGATACAAGAAGTGAAGTTGGTGGAACTTTAACTACTAGAAGTGGCATACTTTCAATGTCTAATAACGGAGTATTTTAAAATAATATGGATAATTTACCTTTACCAATAGAACCATCACACCCAATATATCTTGCATTAACAGAAATACAAAAGCCTAGGTCCAGATTTCAACTTGAAAAATTTGTATTAGGCCAACACGATACTGTTGAACAGCAATATAAACAATGTCTAGTTGAAATTCAAGAACTAATTTATAACTTAAAAATTGTTAGTTTAAAATTAAAAAAACAGCAAGTAGAAATAGATAGGCTAAAAGCATCAGAAGATGAAATTGATTTAATTGATTCTGAAATAAAAGAAATAGAAATGCACCAAACAAAACTTGTAATGCTCGGCGCACAAAGAGAGTTGCAGGACTTAGTTGGTATTTGGGAGTCTTTTGAGCATAAGTATTCTTATGAAGAATTAGAAAGTTCTCAGTTAGAGTACTGGGATAAAAGATTAAAGAGACAGTCAATATTAGAAAACATAGGCGGAAGTCAAGCACAGGCATCTCATTTAGAAGCTCTTAGACAAATAGGTATTATTGAAATGGCTCCTAATGGAATAAAAGAAGTTGAATTAGAAGATCGTAAGGAGATATCGTGAAATATTACACTTGGAAATTAGATTGGGCTACGCAAGAAGGAATAGGACCAACTGAAAAAATAAATACAGAAAATGTTCGAATTGAACCGCATTTTACTATAGGAGAGCCTTCAAATCCTAATTCTATAACTTATGGATATTTATTAGAAGGTTTAATTAACTTAGATGAATTAAGTAAATGGTCTGTAACAGAAATAACAATTGATGAAATGTTGGCTGCTGCTAAAACATTAAAAGATGAGTCATACATTGAAAATGGGTTTATTATATTCCCTCCAATGCCAGCATTACAGGCTGAATAGTATATCTAAATATGCAGGCCACCGACCTCAATATAAAAGGGAAAACTCCTAAATAATAAAACGGTGGTATAATTAAATAATAAACAACTAGGGGAAATGTGAACTTAGATGGCAAATAAAGACTTTAAGGTCAAGAATAAACTTGTTATATCAGGTTTAACTAATGCTAATGGCGTTTTGCTAGCCGAAAATCATGCCGTCGATTCCCACACAAATTTAGCTACACAATATGGCGGAACTGGAACAACAACCTCTCCTACTTCTGGCCAAGTATTATATTCAGCTTCTGGCTCTACATATGCCCCAACTACTTTATCATCATTAATTCAGGGATCTAGTTATCAAGCAGATGCCCCTTCTTCCCCCGACATTGGCGATATATGGATTGAATCAGATTCTACTTCAGACTCATTTGACCCCAACATTATTCGCCGTCACACATTTACAGCAACGGCGGGACAAACAAATTTCGTAGCATCAGTAGCATTTATAGATGGATATGAGCAGGTATACTTCAATGGTCTTCTACTATTAAAGACAACAGATTATACAACATCTTCTGGTACTACTGTTACTCTTGGTTCCGCCGCAGCAGCAGGCGACATTGTAGAGATAGTTACAATAACAAATTTAAATTCAACAAATACATATACTCAGTCTGAGATTAATACTATTGTTACAACTCAGGTAAATAATTTAATTGATTCCGCACCTTCCGCCTTAAATACGCTAAATGAATTAGCAGCGGCATTGGGCGATGATGCAAGTTTTGCTACAACAGTTACAAACTCTTTGGCTGGCAAGAAGAATGAGACAGCCTCATCAATATCAGCAAATACAAATTTAGCGGTGGGAGTAAGATATTTTGTAACATCTGCTTCTGCTCTTACTCTAACATTACCCTCATCCCCTTCAGTAAATGATCAAATAGATGTATTTGATGCTTCTGGAAACGCTTCGACGTATAATATAACTGTGGCCCGTAACTCCAAGTTAATTAATGGTAATGCGGGAAATCTAATTATTGACGTAAACGGCGGATGGTTTACTCTTGTTTTCACAGGTAATACATATGGATGGAAGGTAGCATAATGGCCGATTTAAGAGCATCAGGATTAGGCGGGGTTCCAAAAGGAGAAACCGCAGATAGACCATCATCTCCATCAGTTGGCGACGTATTTTATAATGGTACATTAGGTTGTTTAGAGATTTATACGGCACAAGGATGGGTTGCAAATAGTGCACCTCCAGGAATTCCAACAATTGGAACAACAACATATTCTGGAACAGACAAAGCATATAATAATTCATCTGCATCTGTAGCATTTACACCTGGTGAAGGTGGAGGCTTACCAAATTCATATCGTGCAACATCATCTCCTGGTGGATTTACAGGTACTGCATCATCTTCTCCGATTACAGTAAGCGGATTACAATCAGCAACTGCCTATACATTTTCAGTAACAGGAACAAATAATTTTGGCACATCTGCAGGATCAACTAATTCTAATTCAATTACAGCAAACACTGTTCCTCAAATACCTGGAACTCCAGTTGCAGCATATGCTTCAAACACATCCGCAACATTAACTTTTACTGCTGGAGCAACAGGAGGATCATCAATAACAAACTATAAGTATTCTACAGATGGCACAAATTATACAGCACTGTCTCCAGCACAAACTTCAAGCCCATTAACTATAACTGGATTAACTGCATTTACAAATTATACATTTTATATCAAAGCAGTAAATGTAAATGGAGATTCAGTAGCATCACCCATCAGCAATAGTGTATTTACTGGTCCTACAGTTTCTGGAGGAACGTTGACTTCTGACTCAACGTATTATTATAGAACATTTAGCGCAACTGACAGTTTAATAATTTCTGGTGCTTCAGTAACTGCAGATACACTTATAGTTGCTGGAGGAGGAGGTGCTGGATATGATGTTGGCGGCGGAGGCGGCGGAGGCGGAGTTATTTATGCAACTTCAAAAAGTTTATCACCAGCAACCTGGGCAATAACTATTGGCGCTGGAGGCTCATCTGATAACAATGGATCTCTTACAAAAGGCGCAAATGGACAAAATACAACAGCATTTGGCTTGACAGCATTAGGAGGCGGCGGCGGCGGAACATATAACTCTGTAACGGCTGGTCAATCTGGTGGTTCTGGTGGTGGAGCAGGAATGAACAGTAGTGGAGGAGCTGCAACTCAAACTTCTGGTTCTGGTTATACTGGTTATGGAAATTCTGGAGGTTCTGCGGGTGCGGCTTATGGATCAGGAGGCGGCGGAGGTGCAGGTGGAGTTGGTCAAAATAACACACCGAGTAACAGAGTTGCTGGTGGACTTCCCTTGTATAGCAGTATAACTGGATCATCTATAGCATACGCTGGTGGCGGCTATGGAAATAGCGATGGCGGTGCAGTATATAATCCAGGATATGATTTAAATAATAACTATGTCGGCTACTATGGATTTGGAGCAAATGGTACTGGTACAGGTTCAACTTATCCTAGCGGAAATGGCGGAGTAGTAATTGTTCGATATACAAAGTCTCAAGTTGGTGGATAATGTCTAGAATCAGAGATATAGCAAACTTATTCAGCGCAAATACGTCGGCAGCGACGGATTCAGAAGTATCTGCTGCTATCTCTGCACATAACTCTTCAACAACAACAGTACATGGTATTTCTGATACTTCCGCCCTTGCTACATCTACATCTGTTGCATCAGATATTTCAACACATAATACAACAGCAAATGGACATGTTAAAAGAGGTAATACTGCTTCTCGTCCCGCTTCACCTACAACTGGTGACATGTATATGAATACACAATTAGGATATCCAGAATTTTATGAAGGAACTGCATGGGTTCCAATTGGAGCAGATCCAACTGCGCCATCGTCTGTTGTTGCTACAAACTCAGGATCTGGACGGGCATTCAATAATGGTCAAGCATCTGTTGCATTTACAGCAGGAACAGTACCAGGATCTAGTTATACAGTAACATCTTCCCCAGGTTCTTATTATAATACTGGTGCATCATCTCCAATCCTTGTAACAGGATTACAATCAAATACATCTTATACTTTTACTGCCACCGCATCAAATGTTTATGGCACGTCTGTTGCCTCATCTGAGAGTAGCGCAATTACTGCAACTACTGTGCCTGCAGCTCCTAGCGTAAGTGCTGTTGGAGCATCTCAATCAGCAACAATTACCATTACCCCAGGGGCTACTGGTGGTTCAGCAATTACAGGATATTCAATAATTTCAAATCCAGCAACTACAACTCAAACAGCCTCATCTTCACCTTACACATTTACTGGACTTACAAATGGAACATCTTATACATTTACAGCAACAGCAACAAACGCTAATGGATCCTCGGCAGCAAGTAGCGCAAGCAATAGTATAACTGCAGCAAACCCAGATATTAATGTTCATTATCTAGTTGTAGCTGGAGGAGGTTCTGGGGGAACAGCTGATGATGGCGGTGCGGGCGGCGGTGCAGGAGGATTCAGAACTTCATTTGGAACTTCTGGAAGAAACTCTTCTGCAGAATCTCAATTAATTTTAAATTCATCAATACAATATACTATTACTGTTGGAGGAGGAGGATCTGGAGTTTTGGGTTCCCCAGGAACTGGTAAAGGAAATAATGGTATAGCTTCATCTATCAAAAATGGAGGAACCACATTAGTAGAATCTCTTGGCGGTGGCGGTGGTGGTGGGATTGTTGATGCAAATAACGCATCTACTGGAAACATGAATGGTGGAAACGGTGGTTGCGGCGGCGGTGCAGGACAAAGATCTGGATACGGTGCTACACCAGGAACTGGAGCCACAGGACAAGGTTTTGGCGGAGGCTCTCTTGACGGATCCACCGTTGATGCTGGTGCAGGAGGCGGCGGTGCAGGACAAGTTGGAGGAAGTACTTCTGGTCAATCTGGTGGATCTGGAGGAGCGGGAATTTCTTCTACAATAACTGGCTCATCTGTATTTTATTCAGGAGGAGGCGGAGGTGCAGGTTCTAATTCTTCTGGTTCTGGTGGATCTGGTGTAGGCGGCGCTGGCGCTGCTGGCTCAGGATCAGGTGGATCTAACGGTTCAACAAATTTTGGCGGTGGAGGAGGCGGATCAAATGCTCATGCTCAATCTTCTGGTAATGGAGGTTCTGGAGTTGTAATACTTCGTACCTCTGTAGCAGCAGCATCTACAACAGGCTCACCAGATACAACTGGAACTGGTGGGGGAACGTATGTTTACAAATTTACAGCGACAGGGAGTATAACCTTCTAATGGCTAAATTAATAAGAGTATGGGATGGAAGTGCTTGGCAAGAAGTCGGCACCGCTATTCCTAATGGCCTTACAACAGATGGAACACAAACATTAACTAATAAAACTATATCTGGTGCATCTAATACTTTAACTAATATTGGAAATGCCTCTCTAACTAATTCAGCAATTACCGTTAATGGGTCCTCCGTTTCTTTGGGCGGAAGCGTAACAATTGTTACAGGACCAGCATCTTCTGCGGTATCATCTAATATAACAATGGCGGCTAATAATAATTACTTTGTAGATACTTCAGCGGCAAGAACCCTTACTCTTCCTGCCAGCCCAACCCTAGGAGACACCATTGCAATATATGATGCATCAGGGACGGCGGCAACAAACAATATTACAATAGCAAGAAATGGCAACAAGATCAATGGACAAACAGAAAATGCTATAATAGATGTTGATCAATCAAGTTCTATATTTACATACACAGGCGCAACAGTTGGGTGGAGGTTCGATTAATGGCAATTAGAAAATCATCAAATTCAGGTATTCCTTTTGGCAATACAGCAGGTCGTCCTGCTAGCCCTTCTACTGGCCAGCCATATTTTAATGGCGAGGCTGGAAGACTTGAGCTATACACATCAAATGGTTGGCAGAATATTGTACAGGAGACCCCTGGCATAGCCAGCATATCAGGTACATATAATGAGTCTACAGGTTCTGGTACATTTACAATTTCAGGAACAAATTTTGTTTTAGGCGGAATTGCTTACGCTGTTGGAACAAATGGAACTGAGTATCAGGCAACAACATCGACCATTAATTCAGTTGTTCAAATGACGGCCGTATTTACTGGTCTTTCTGCAGCATATGAGCCGTATGATATTAAGGTTTTAAACCCTTCAAATTTATTTGGTCTATTGCCAGATGCATTTTATATTAATGATTCTCCAGTATGGAGCACAACTACAGGATCACTTGGCACATGGAATGGATCAAGTATTCAATTAGCAGCAACCGATGATGAGTCAAATACTATTACATATTCTGTAACATCAGGATCTTTACCAACTGGACTATCTCTTTCTTCAGCAGGATTAATATCTGGAACAAGTACTGCGAGTGGTGGAACATACACATTTACAGTTTCTGCTTCTGATGGAAGCAATACAGCAGTTACAAGATCATTTAGTATTACTATTCCATTCCCAACAGTTTCTGGCGGTACAATTACATTATCTGGACTATATAGAATTCATTCTTTTACATCAAGCGGGACACTTGCAATACAAAACGGTTCAGTAGATACTGAGTATCTTATTGTCGCAGGAGGCGGTGGAGGCGGATCAAGATACGGTGGTGGTGGAGGTGCTGGTGGAATGATAACTGGCTCAACTTCATTATCATCTGGAAATCATTCAATTTTAATAGGTGGCGGAGGTGCTGGAGCTACTATGGGACCTGGTGATTCAACTGGCGGCGGAGGTGCTTCTGGAGTAAATTCATCAATTAATGCAATATCTGCAACTGGAGGCGGCGGAGGTGGATCAGCAGATGATTTTACTTCAGGTAAAAATGGTGGATCTGGAGGTGGAGCTTTTTCAGGAAGCATTGGTCAAGGAATTTCTGGACAAGGAAATAATGGAGGTACTGGTTCTGGAACTGGAACCTATCCTTATAAATGTGGTGGCGGCGGAGGTGCTGGCGGGGTAGGAGAAAATGCTAATACTAGCGCAGGATATGGCGGCGCTGGAGGAGTAGGACTTCAATCTTCAATTACAGGAACTTCAACTTACTATGCAGGCGGTGGCGGTGGCGGTTCACATAATCCATATTCTTCAAGATCTATTTCTTTAGGAGGTGCTGGTGGTGGAGGAAATTCTGGTAATTATGGACAAAGAAGCCCTGGACAAAACGGATCAACAAACACTGGCGGAGGTGCTGGAGGAGCATCTACAGACAGTAGTGGAGACTCTAACACTATTGGTGGTGTAGGCGGATCTGGAATTGTTATTGTTAGGTACCTTAAATCAGCAGTAGGTTTATAGCCTATGTCTTATCAGCTCAAAGTTATAAAAGATTATCCAATTGGATTTTGGCCATTAGATGAATCATCTGGAACAACAGCATCTGATATTTCGGGATGCGGAAACAATGCTACATATGTTGGATCACCTGCATCAAATATATTACCATTAGTTTCAGGCGGGGTATCAGGAACAAAGATAACAAATACAGCATATATAACTGTACCAGTTACAAAAGATTATTATGGAGCAACAGTAGGGGCAGGATTTGCAACCTCTTATACTTCAGACAATGACTTTACAATGGAAGCATGGATATATCCATCAATTGAGTCTTCTTCAGAAACTCCACTTTTTGCAGACTCTACAAATGATATAGGGTTGTTCTGGGAAAACGGCGATATAGTATTTAAAGTATCAGATACAGAGTCGGTTAGATATTGCGTTACATATAGCAAGAAGTCTTTACACATAGTTGGAGTTTATTCAGTAGGTTCTATAAGTCTTTATATAGACTCATTTGTTGTTGATTCAAAATCCCTATCAAATTTTAAATTTACAAACACCACACTTGGACTACAGGTTGGTCCAACAACTGTTTCTGGAGATACATTTACAGTAGATGCTCCAGCAGTATACAGATATGGCCTACAACCAGAATCAATTAGAAGTCATTATGTAGATGGCAATATTACAAATTCTGCAATCAATGTCGTTTATCCAGATAAAGGAATATTATTTACTGGCACAGACGCAAACATAAAAGCGGTAATGGATTATTCATATCCAGCCAGCAAGCCATGGTCTGACTTTGTAGACGACAATACATATTATGATTCAACTAAAAGATATATTACTTTTTATAAAACAGATACAGTACAGTCAAAATCTTTTGTAATAAATGACTACTTTTTTATCCCTTCACAAATAGGACTTACTACTTCAAAAATTGAGTGGCGGAATGATCTAGGAATAACAGTAGAATCAAGCGTAGATGGAATTACTTATGCTCAATGTACAAATGGACAACCCTTGCCTCAATATACAAAAGACTCATTTAATTCATCTGGCAATGTCTATATTAAAATTACAATGTCTACTACAGATGCCAGTAAATATCTACCAAAACTATCATTCTTCTGTATAACTTTCTATGCTGATAGAACTATATATTCAGATAACTTTGGAGATAAAATAACCTCCTCTACTGATTATTATTTAGGATCTTTAAATTATCCAGTTTTATCCCGCCATTACATGAATGGAATTCGAGCTAAAAATGCAGCAGGATTTAATTTAAATTCATCTACATCTGTGAAGTCCGTAGAAATGCTCTTTACACCGCTTACGTTGGCCGCTAACACCCTTTTCTATGCTTCCAATCCTTCTGCTACCAGACTGGCCTGGAACGGCTCTGGAGTGGTTTCTAAGGCCAATATAGCCAAGATATATGTCAACAATATAGATGTAACTAATCAAACAAACATTAGTTCATATTTAATTGAAGAAGAGCCACATCATATCGTAATAGTATTTAATACCCCAGTAACTGGGACCCTGCAATTAAATTACGAGTCTATAGGTGGTCCAAGTAACCTATATAAGAATATTGCAACCTATGATTCTGAATTAACGGCATCAAAAGTTGAAACTCATTTTGAGCTTTATTGTGGTAAGCCAGTCGAATCTATTACAGAAAATGCCATGACCCTGACAGAATTAGACACAGATTACTATAATAATGACTGGGTGGTACTGCAAAGTATATAATTTTGTCATGCACCTTGACAAAAAGCTGGACTTAGACCTTAAAGAGTGGTAAAATAAACTTCTATGGATATCGGTAAAGCAAATACTAAGATTCTGCAAGAAGAATCAACCCTAGGCATCTATGTCTGGGAAATGCCAGACGGCAGATGGATTGGAGACGATGATGGTAACTTTCTTTCGATCACGTCCAAAAAAGGAAATAGATCCAGAATCGATGCTTTGGCTAGAGAAGTTCGCTCATACGGTATATATGAAGGCGGGCCTAAATTTCTTTCAGCTCGACGCAAGATTACAGACGAAGAGTACGCAGAACAAGAACAAAGACTTAGATGGGGATTAGTTCCAGATCCTTTAGATATTGGAAATTATAAAGACGAAATGAAAAACTTGAGGGCAGAGGGACAGTAATGATTCAATACGAAGAAGATGATAACTCACAAGAAATAGCAATATCTAATGTTGCCGACTGGATGAAATTTAATACTCCAAGAGAGCAGACAAGTACAGACCTATTTAAAGTAAGCGGAGAAGACCTTACAAAAATATCAGGACTAAGTCCTGCATTCCGTCGTAAGATGAGTAGAGAATTGCAAAAGCGTTTTCAAGGTATTGAAGGAACTGAGACACAGCAAAATTTATTAGCACAAGCAATTACTGGCTATGCCATGTTCGATCTTATCGAGCCACCTTATAATTTGGACTACCTTTCAACTATCTACGAAATTTCTCCATATAACTATGCAGCAATTAATGCTAAGGTTTCAAACATCGTAGGACTTGGTCACGATTTTATTGAGACAAGAAAAACAAACGAGGCATTTGATAATATTACAGATGAGAAAGCATTAGAACGTGCTCGTAGAAAGCTAAATAGACTTCGCCAAGATTTATATGATTGGCTAGAACAATGCAACGAAGAAGAAACATTTACAGAAACATTAATTAAAGCCTACACAGATGTTGAGGCAACAGGAAATGGATATATTGAAATCGGCAGAACATCTGCTGGAAGAATTGGATATATCGGACATATCCCTGCAAAGACAATGCGTGTGCGTCGTCTTCGTGACGGCTTCATTCAATTGCTGTATGGCAAGGCAGTATACTTCCGCAACTTCGGAGATCAAGAAACAGAGAACCCAATTGCAGGCGGATTAGATAGACCAAATGAAATTATTCATCTAAAGAAATACACACCAACAAATAACTACTATGGCATTCCCGATATCGTAGCATCATCAAATGCTATGGCTGGAAACGAGTTTGCTGGAAAGTATAACCTCGACTACTTTGAGAACAAGGCGGTTCCAAGATATATCATTACCGTAAAGGGCGCTAAATTATCAACAGAGTCTGAGCGTAAATTGCTCGAGTTTTTCCAGGTGGGTCTAAGAGGTAAGAACCATAGATCTCTTTATATTCCACTTCCACCAGATTCACCAGACTCAAAAGTTGAATTTAAGATGGAGCCAATTGAGGCAGGAACTCAAGAGTCTTCATTTAACGTATATCGTAAATCTAATAGAGATGAAATTCTATTATCTCATCGTGTCCCAATTAATAAGATCGGAACTCCAGAAGGAGTTAATTTAGCAGTTGCAAGAGATGCCGATAAAACATTTAGAGAGCAAGTATGTCGTCCAGCCCAAATGAATTTAGAAAAGAAATTAAATAAAATTATTGAGGAAATGACCGACGCCCTACTCCTTAAATTTAATGAGCTAACTTTGACCGATGAAGATACCCAGTCAAAGATTGATGAGCGATATTTAAGGATGCAGGTAATTACCCCTAATGAGGTAAGAATTAGAATGGGTATGGTCCCATTAGACGGCGGAGATAAAGTCGTTGAATTAAAACCACAGGCAGCAGCAGAGCAAAGAGCACAGGCAGGGAAAACCAGAACTAGAGATTCTGAACGTTCCGCAAATTCCCCAGATATTTCTGGAGAAGGCCGAAATGCTCAGGGCGACGGAAGACAAGTCGACTAACCCTACTCAACTGATTATTTGCCTTATATACAATAACGTTATAAAATTAAGCATATGAATATTGAGAAATCTCTTTGGTCTTCGCATGGCGATAACATCACGTTATCCGTGCCATTTACCAAAGTAAACCGTGAAAAACGCACAGTCTCAGGATTTGCAACACTTGATAATGTTGACCAGACTGGTGATGTAGTCACCTCTGAAGCAAGCATTAAAGCATTTGAAAATTTCCGTGGAAATCTTCGTGAGATGCATCAACCAGTTGCAGTAGGCAAGATTGTTTCTTTCAAACCAGAAACTTATTACGATCCAGCATCAAAAGAATTCTATAACGGAGTTTATGTAGATGCATACATCTCAAAGGGTGCTCAAGATACATGGGAAAAAGTTTTAGATGGAACTCTCGCAGGTTTCTCTATTGGCGGAAAGATTATTGAATCAGATAATGAAGTTAATAAGGCAACAGGTAAGACTGTAAGATTTATTAAAGACTATTCTCTAATGGAATTGTCAATTGTAGATTCACCAGCAAACGAACTTTGCAACATACTCTCAATATCTAAGATGAACGGTCAGCTAGTATTTAAAGGAATGGCAGCGGATATCGTAACAGAAAATATTTTTTATTGTAACGAATCTGATTCAGTATTCATTTCCACAGAGTCATCATATGATTCCCCAGTTACAGGTAAGCCTGCAACATTGATCGGATGGGTAGAGTCAAACGATGTTAACAAAGCAAAAGAAATAGATAAGATTCTTGATTTACATAAAAAGTCAAGATTGTCGACGCCTGAAACACAAATTGCAAAACAGGCAGACATAGAAGGAGGTAAAGAAGTGTCAGATAACACAGAAAACGTAGTTGCAGAAGATGCAGTAGCACCAGAAGCAACCGTAGAAGACACAGCAGCAGTTGCTCCCGCAGAGGAAGCACCAGCTGTTGAAGAAGCTCCTGCAGATGCAGTAGTAGACGCTTCTGCCGAAACTCTAGAAAAAGCAGCCGACGTATCAGAAGTTATGGTTGATGAACCTGATTTTGCAAAGATGCTAGGCGATCTTAAAGGCTTTTTCTCAGAAACACTAAATAAGGCTTCAGAAGCAAATGCTGCTCAAGTTTCACTTATCAAAGATACAGTTGAAACATTCAGCAAAAGCGTTGATGGTCGTATTTCAGAATTGGCAGAACAACATACAGCACTTTCAAAGGCTGTAGAAGATATCAAGAACACGATTGATGGCGTAGAAAAGCGTGTCGATGCAGTAGAATCAGAGACTGCAATTAAGAAGTCCTCAGACCTTGGCGGGTCTCAGGAAGTAACAATCAAAAAATCAAAGTGGAACGGTTCTTTCCTCGGTTCCGTAACAGAATTAATTAAATAAGGTAGGTGAAATATAATATGAGTAATGAAACATTAGAGAAGGCAATCGCAGCAGGAACAACTGCAACAGCGACATTTGCCTCAACTACTGGCGCTTCAGGAGTACACGTAGCTGGCGAAGCTGGTAACGGTGGACTTCTAAACGCAGAACAATCAGCCCGCTTTTTAGATTATATGTTCGACGCAACCGTAATTGGAAAAGTCGCACGTACAGTCAGAATGAGAAGCGATACAGCAGAGATTGATCGTATGTCCGTTGGTGAGAAGCTTATGACTCTCGCAACAGAAGGAGATACAACTGGCTCAAACGCAGCAGTTACTTTCTCAAAGATCTCTCTTTCAACAAAGAAACTTCGCTTGAACTGGGAGCTTTCAACTGAGTCTTTAGAAGACAATATTGAAGGTCCAGATCTAGAAGATCACATTGCCCGTTTGATGGCAACACAAGCAGGTAACGATATTGAAGACGTAATCCTTAACGGAAATACATCTTTGTCTAGCGATGACCTATACAAGTCATTTGATGGCGTTGTAAAGAAGGCCAAGGCTAGCGGACACGTTGTAGCTGGTGCAGGCGCAGGAGTATCTCGTGAGCTTTTCAACAAGGCTCTAAAGGCACTTCCACGTAAGTACAAGCAACGTCGTGGCGACCTTCGCTTCTTGGTAGGTTCAAACCTAATCCAAGATTTCCTATATGCTAACAGCATTGGAACAAACCAGACAATCCCACAAGATATCGCATCAAGCGTTATCCGTGGCGCAACTCCAGGACTTGGTGGTCCAGCAGGATATGTAGCACCATTCGCATTTGGTATTCCAATTGTTGAAGTTCCTATGCTAAAAGAAGCACAGGATGGTTCATATTCAGGCGAGACTGGCGATCACGGAGATATCCACTTGACATTCCCAAATAACGTAGTTATTGGTATCAAGCGTGATGTAACCGTCTATCGTTTCTTCCAGCCACGTAAGGACTCTATCGAGTACACAATGTATACTCGTGTAGGCGTTCAAATCGAGCAGGCAGACGCATGGGTAGTTGTTAAAGACGTTAAGATTGCTTCCTAATTAATAGGATTTAGATCTGCTAAAAGCCCCCTGAATTAATTTTTGGGGGGCTTTTCATTTTAATTTAGTAATGCTATAATTGTTTAGAGTAGAAATAGGAGATATATATGTCATTTGAGACATTAAAAGTATCTGAGATAAAAAAGATTGCAGAAGATTTTGCAGTTGATACAGATGGTCTAAAGAGTAAGGCCGATATCATTGCCGCCCTCGCAGAAGAAGGCGTAACTTGGTCTGTATATAACAAGACCATGGACAAGATGGAAGAAGAAGATATGACCGTAGAAATCCTGCCTAAGTTTGATCCAAAGGCGGAACAGCCAGAAAACACAGTATTAGTAAGAATGACTAGAGATAACTTTAGATATGATATTATGGGATTTACGTTCACAAAAGAGCACCCATTTATTGCAATGAGTAATGAAGCAGCGCAAGCAATTTTTGATAAGGAGGAGGGCTTTAGATTAGCAACTCCAAGGGAAGTCCAGGAGTACTACAACTAGTCTACGCCTCTTAAATGGCAGAAGTATTAGTAGGTTCACAATCTCCAGTAACACATAAAGTGTTCTGGAACGGAGATGTTGCAGACGCAACCTCTGCACCAGTTGTCAAAATTTATGACGTAACAAATGATCCAGCAGTAAGTCCTGCGATTGCTTCGACCACGCTTTTGACAACAATTACATCAACCCTGGATGAAAACAATCCAGGAACATATACAATTAACGTCCCTTATGCATATACTGACAGAAACAGAACTTTAAGACTTAAGTGGGAGTATGCAGTTAGCGGAACATCTGTTGTTAAAACTGAAGACGTTTTTGTTGTAACTCCTTACGTTGATTTTAATCATATTCAAGATATGGGCTTTGCGTCAGATTCATCTGACCCAGGATATAAGTCATACTCAGATTTACTTAAAGCAGAGAAATATGCTCGTAAACAAATTGAAGGATATACTGGTCAATACTTTTATTTGTATGATGACGTGTATGTTGTATACGGATATGAGTCAGATACTCTACCACTTCCTGCCAAGATCAACTCTTTGCAAAAGCTATTTGTAAAAGATATTTTACTTATAGATAATTTGTCTAGCCCAGCAGTCAACAACTGGGGATTAGCAGTAAATATATCTGAAACAAAATTTGGTCTTAGAGTTGACAGGTCTAGCACACTAGACAACGCTGTCTATATCGCAAACGGAATGGTGCCTCCAAGCATTCATGATTACTCTGGAATATTCCAGTCTGGTATTCCTTATAAAGTTCAAGCAAGATTTGGATGGAGCTCTGTTCCTGAGAATGTAGAACAAGCGGCAGCAGAATTAATGAAAGACTACTTCTCTAAAGATACAATGTGGAGAAACAAATACGTAAAGAACATATCTACATTTGACTGGGACTTTGAATATACAGGAGATGCCTACACTGGAACAGGTAATGCATATGCAGACAACCTATTAGCAGATTACGTCTTAACAGCTAAAGCAGAGATTATATAATGAATAGCATCGTAGACTCTGTCTTGTCTATGAACTTGGATGTATATAGACAGTCTGAGATTCAAGATACCGACACAGGGGCAATAGTCAGAGAATGGAATTTTTATAAAACTGTTCCCTGCCACGTTAAAGGAGTTATTAGCAACTCTGCTACTACCCGCTCTAGCGATAAGCAGATATTTTCAAATAAGTATTTAAACGATCAGGTTGTTCAAGTTAGAACAGCAGAGAAATTAACTGCCAGAGAAAAAGTTACAAACATTAGAGACTCAGAAGGCAACACCATTTGGAATGAAATCAATTATCCAAATGAGACTCCAACAGTATTTGAGGTTATGGGAACAACTCCAGTCACAGATCCGTTTGGTCGTGTGATTGCATATAACTCATCTATGAAGAGATCGGAGAACCAGCAAATTGGACAATAGCGGAATGTTGGTTCAAGCAGCAAGCGGACTCGAAAGAATGATGTACGCAAATCAAAGCGGACCCTTAAAAGATAGCACAGTAGCTCAGGTATCGGCATATGTGTATTATGAAGCAGCAGTATTGTCCAAGCTTACAACGAATGCTCAATTCAAGGCATTGTTTACAAAAACAATATTTGATCAGATAAACTTAGACTTTGGAAATTATATAGATGCCTTGGCAAGGTCAAAACCTAAATCCTTGCATCATGTTTATGAATGGAAAAAAACTGGAAATAAGACCGCAAGACTTTTTAAATTAAATAAAATATCAGAAGACGGATTATCATTTAGACTAAACTACGAGTTTTTGCCATCAAGATCTATGGTTCCTGGTGCGAGTGGAAAACGTAGACATATGTTTGCAAACAAGGCTTCAGTTATGGAAGCAGGAAAACCTTTGGTTATTAGACCTAAAAATGCAGAGCGTTTAGTCTTTGAAATAGATGGAGAAACAGTGTTTATGCCTAAAGGCAAATCTGTAACAGTTAGACGACCTGGCGGGTCTGGCTCAACTAATCAATTTACTTTGGCTCACTCAAGATTTTTTAGCGGTAACTTAGTTAATGCTTCAATTAAAAACTCTGGGTTTCAAAGAATATTTAATTCGAGCATGAGCAAGGCGCTTAGAGTTCCTTCTAATATTAAAAAAGTTCAGTATTCTTTTTCACCAAATTTAATTAGATCTCAAGCAGATGCCGCATTGGCGGCTTCATTTGGAGGTGCAATGTGACGGCTAACTATAAGCTAGATGCAATGCTAGAACTTCGTAAGTATCTATGGAAAGAACTTTATACTCGTAATATATTTGACGAAGAGGACTATTGGTCAGATAATCTAAATGAGAATATTGTCCCAATTATCCCAGTTCAACAAGCAGCTGAAATGAATCAGTTCTTGAGCGGCAAAAAGCATATAGTCTACGACAAGATAGGTATGTCCTACGAGGACAACTGGCTAATTTGCTGTGAGCAGATACTATTCACCATATACTCAACGTCTGTATCAGATATAAACGAGATTCGAAACTATATGACAGATGAATTTAGGAGAATGGACGAGTCTGCTAGAGATATAAATAAATGGACAGACCTATCAAATAAATTTAAATTTCATACTATTTGGGTAGCAGATATCTCCCCAACGGCCCCTTCAGAAGAACTTCAAGGATTCTTTTCAGCAGAGGTCATATTAGAGGTCAAGTATTCAAGGATCACAGATTCGGTGGGTAGGTTCCTTTAGGGTTTGCCTTTTTACCCGTTATGGAATAAACTTATCCTAAGAGGAAAGAAGCCTAGCCAGCTTTAATTTAAGATTTTAACATATATATATATATTGAAATATAGGAGGTAAGAAAACTATGGCACAATCCGTAGGTAATGCTAAAAATATTCTCGTAGGTGCATCTCCGTTGTTCTTGTCAAATATTGACATTAACGACTCAGATTACCAAGCGAACGCAGAAGCAGGAGTTAAATTCCCAGCTTCAGCATCTGGATCATCAATCAGAGTTCCAGCATTTTCATCTGGAGAATCATACACAACAACACTAAACGCTGTTGATCAGACTGCAGGAACTTTTGGATACCGTAACGTTGGTTTTACTAACAATGGTCTTCAAATTACATACAACCCAACATACGATTCAGTAACTGTAGATCAGTTGCTTGATACAGCTAAGTTGTTCAAGTCTGCGATGGAAGTTATGATCGCAACAGAAATGTCAGAAGGTACTCTTGAGAACATTGCAACAGTATTTGGACAGGCAGCATCAACTCTAGCAGACAATGGTCTGACTGGAGCAGCAAACGTTAAGACACTCGGTCTTGAGGCAGGTGCACTTGGTGCAGCCCCAACAGAGCGTCAGCTAATTGCAGTTGGTCAAGCTCCAACAGCTTCATCAACATCATCTGAGCGTGTATATTATGCACGTCGTGTATTGTCAGTACAACAGTCACAATTCTCACTTGCTCGTACAACCCCAACCACATTCCCAGTAACATTCCGTCTTCTACCAGATGCTGCTTATGCAGGATCTGAATACGGTAAGATTATTGACCGTGTCTTGGTAGCATCAGCATAATAGATTTAATTTATTAGCTAGTCTGTAAAACCCCCAATTTATTGGGGGTTTTACGTTTGTATTAGTATATTCTTTTTAGTATAATGATTATGAATAGATCCTAGGAGGACCTAAATTGGCAACAACAGTATATGACGTAGAAGAGGTACAGCTACAAAACGGACAGACCGTAAAGCTTAAGCCACTTTCAATTAAAGAACTTCGTAAGTTCATGATCGCAATTAAAAAGACTAGTGAGTCTCAGACAGAAGACGAAACTCTAAACATCCTAATTGATGCTTGTGCAATTGCACTAGAAAAACAGTTACCAGATTTGGTAGCAGACAGAGAAGCATTTGAAGATGCAATCGATGTTCCAACAATGAATCGCATTCTTGAAGTTTGCGGAGGAATTAAACTTGACGACCCAAACCTTCTAGCGGCAGCGGTTCTGGCTGGTCAGAACTAGATTTAGCCGCATTAGAAGGAGAGCTTTTTCTTTTAGGACATTGGAGAAATTACGATGAACTTGAAGAAAATCTATCAATGCCAGAACTTATAGCTACTCTTAAAGCTTTAAAGAAAAGGGAACACGGAGAAAGAAAGTTCCTAGCATCTTTAAAGGGAGTAGATTTAGGTGAGTATGAAGATGATAGCAAGGAAGGTTCTAGTTTTGAAGAAATAGAATTGAGAGCGGCAGGAATACATGCTAATCCCAATGACGTTGTTTCACTACAAGGAAGATTCGCAGCACAAGCTGGTTTTGGAATTGGCGAAGGACTAGGATACACTAAGGAGTAGAATATAGTAAATGGCTGAAGAAACAATCAGTACACGAATAGTCGCTAATGCCGACTTCTCAGCCCTTATTGCCGATGTGCATAGGGTTACTTCTAGCCTATCTAAATTACAAGAGCAGTTAGCCAACTCAAACAAGATGTTGGCAAATCAAATTGCTGTAATGAATCGTTCATTTTCAGACACACTAAGAAGCACAGGACAATACTCCACACACTTTGTAAGTCTACAATCAGATGTTGAAAAATTTGGTAAAAACCTTGATGGTGGCAAACTTAAATTAAATCAATATTTTAATACCTTTAGACAGCATGCACAGCAATCTGGTGGACTTATAAGGGATTTAGCAAAGCAACAAGTAGCCCTACAAAACTCAATATTACAACCGCTAGGCAGAAACGCACAAGGACTTATGCAGTTCAACGTGCACGTTCCACGAGGGCTTGATGAAATAAAAAATAAAACCGCCATAGCAAGACAAGAACTACAGATCATGAATAAGGTAATCCAGGATGGCGCTGGACAACTTATTAACTGGGGTAAAAATACTCAGTGGGCAGGCCGTCAGTTAACAGTTGGTTTGACAGTCCCTCTGGTAGCATTTGGAGCACAGGCTGCTAAAGCATTTAGAGAAGCAGATCAAGAATTAGTTCGTTTAACTAAGGTATACGGAGATGTTGCAGGAACTTCAGCAGCAGAACTGGGCAGAGTTAGAGACGATGTATCAAAAACAGCAAAAGAAATATCTTCAGCTATGGGTGTTTCGTTTAAAGAAACAATTGGTCTTGCAGCGGATATTGCAGCAACTGGTAAAACTGGAGATGAGTTACTAGGATCAATTAAAGAAACTACCAGACTTGCAGTGCTTGGTGAAGTAGATAGACAAGAAGCCATGAAGGCAACACTTGCAATTCAGTCAGCATTTAAGCAAAACACAGATGAACTTTCACAATCAATTAACTTCCTTAACGCAGTTGAAAACCAAACATCTACAACTCTTAACGACTTAGTAGAAGCAATTCCAAAAGCTGGTCCAGTAATCCAAGGTCTGGGTGGAAGCGTACAAGACCTTGCACTATATCTAACTGCCATGCGTGAAGGTGGTATTAACGCATCAGAAGGTGCCAACGCATTAAAGTCAGCATTAGCTTCTTTGATTAACCCAACAGATGTTGCGGTAGGAAAATTTCAAACTTTAGGAATAGATTTACTTTCAATAGTAAACGATAATGCTGGAAATTTAACTGGCACATTAATGGAATTGCAAGGCGCACTAGATAGATTAAATCCACTACAAAAGCAACAGGCCATAGAGCAGTTATTTGGCAAGTTCCAGTTTTCAAGACTGAACGCCTTGTTTGAAAACTTAGGAAGAGAAGGAAGTCAGACTTTACAGGTATTAGATCTTATGAAAGCATCTACTGGAGAACTAGCTTCTGTAGCAGATCGAGAATTAGCAGCCGTAACCGAATCTGCATCTGGTAAGTATCGCAGAGCAATTGAAAGTTTAAGAGCCTCGCTTGCTGAAGTTGGAGAACAGTTCTTACAGATCAATACAGTTTTAATTAAAGTAATTGATAAAGTTGTTCAGTTTGCTAATAATTTACCAGGACCAGTAAAGCAAGTCTTAGCATTAGCAGGCGGATTTACTGCAGTTATTGGACCAGTAATTATGTTAACTGGTGTGCTTGCCAACTTCTTTGGATATATTCTAAAAGGAATTTTCCATATGAAGGCGTTTTTTAAAGGCGGAGAAGGCTGGAAGTATTTAACACCAGAGATGCTTGCTGCAGAAAAAGCAGGAAGATTAGTTGAACAATCATTTTATAGCGATGCAAAAGCAGCAGCGGTATTAAAACAAGCACTAGGTAATTTAATTGATGAATTTTCAATACTAGAAGCAAAAGCAAAAGCTGGAGCAATGAGTGTCAACCCAGCAGTATCAACAATGGCTGGCAATCTTGTCATGGCGGCTGGAGGTTCAAGAGTAGTAGATCCAAACCACCCATTGGCAGGAACAATGGGAACTAGAGCAAGTTCACACATGGTTCCAAGATCTGGAATGACTGATCAACAAAGAATGCAACAAACTATGTTTGGCATGGTTCCAGGGTCAATTCCTGTAAATCAAAAAATTGGTCAAAATCCACAAATTTATATGAATGAGCAGTTGCCAAATGTTCCTGGACTTACAACAGTAGGCGGAGTATCAACGGGTATTGTTTCTGGAGAAGCAGCTAGATGGCATGCAATGATGGCCACTTTAGGAATGCAATCAAAGGCAGAAATTGAAAATCTAAAAAGAACAATTGCAGCAACTGGAACTGTAAGTAAAGAATTTATGATGCAGTTTGATGATATTCTTCCAGCAGTTAATGTTTTAACAAATAATGCCGCAAAAGAATCTGCCCTTATTGTTGCAGAACTTCGTGCAGGCAAGATGAATTTAGACGCTGCAAGAGCAAAAATTGTTGCATTAAACTTAGAAACAGAAAGATTAATAGCTGCTACAGTTCAAGCACAGGCGACTGCTATGGGCAGAACAATTAATCCAACAATGGTTCCTACTTTAAACCAGCCAGTAGTTGACCCAACTGGTAAGTCTAATATGAGAGAGTTATTTAAAAAGGGCAAGACAAGAGACTTTATTAATAAGATTGCTGGAACACTTGGGGTAAGAACCTCTGGTGCTGGCTACAATGTTGAAACAACAATACCAAAAAAGTTTGCTATGGGTGGAGTCGTATATAGACAAAATGGTAGCGATGGCCCAGAGTTTGCGCCAATGGGTACAGATACTGTACCAGCAATGCTTACTCCTGGAGAGTATGTTATTAATGCTAAAGCAGCTAAAAACTTTGGAGGACTTCTAGAAGCAATAAATAATGGAGCGTCTCCAGATGCCGTTGTAGAAGATATTGTTTCTAAATATCCAAAACCAGTAGATCGTTCACAATTTGAAGGTGCTCATGCAAGCGGATTTGATTTTGAAGGAAACAAATTGCCTTCTCAAACAGGATCTCAGGTTGGCTCATCAGGAGTTTCTTTAGACCCTAGAACTAGAGCTTTAACACAAGCATTTCCTAATGACGCTATATTCCAAACTAAAGATAAAAACATTTTAAGAATTAGTAAGATAATTAATCAGTTAATGAAAGAAGGTCAAAAGGGATCTACTAAGGGGGCCCTTCTTCAGGCATTAAGACAAGCAATGAGAACTGGAGTTCTTTTTGAAGATTTGCCAGTAACAAATAATCAAGTAAGACGGTCATTGTATAAAGCAATGCTGTCTACTATAAAACAACTTCCTTCTGGAAATAGAATAGACGATGCAGTTTTTGCAAATGTTTATAGATCTGCAATTGAAAGAGTTTCTGGTACTTTAAGTCCAGCAGATGGGATTTTGCTAAGAAAATCTATTGGTATTGCAAGCCTGCCACAAGATATAAGAATTGATTCAAGAGCATTTAGAGCAATGGCTCCAGAAAACCTTCCAGTAATGACAATAGATGAGGCACGAGCAGCTACTGAAGTTGGCGGTAAGACTTGGTACAACACGGGAAAAACAAAAAGCGGTAAGACTGGTAAAACAGCAGTACATATTAGACCAAGCGAGAATTTCTCTATGAGCGCTAGAAGCGGAGATACATTTTTACAAAAGCCAAGAGACACTAAATCAATGATGATGGGTGCTGCAAATAAAATTAATTCAGCCCTTAGATTTGTTCAAAGAGGAAGAAAAGTAATTGGTCCTGATCAAAGATCAATAGATCTTACTAATAAATGGCGTAGGGGATACTCGGATGGCGGAATGGTATACATGGCTAACGGAGGCATGGTTCCAAAGGTTCAGTACTTCCAAGATGGAAGCGATGGTGCAGTAAAGCCATCTATGATGGGCAGCGGAATGGCCGCCTCATTTGGCGGTATGGGTTTAATGGCTGCAGGATCAATGGTTGGCGGCGGAGCTGGACAAGTAATGAGCAGTGCTGGTATGGCAATGTCATTTATGCCAATGCTTCAAATGATTCCTAAAGTTAATGTTCAATTAAGCACAATGCAGAAAAAGTTAATAGAGCCAATTGGTCCATTAAATAGATTAAATGCTGGATTCCTTGGCAAAGCAAAAAGCCTTACAGGACTCTCAAAGGCATTTGGTCCAGTATTAAGAGGACTCTCTTTATTAACTCGTGCATTTAGCCCAATAGGTATTGCTCTAACAGCAACCATATTTGGAGTAAAAAAATTAATTGAAATTTATAAAGATCAGCAAGAAGCTCAAAGAGTAAATAGATTAGAATTTGGAATGTCCGCAGAGACTATTAAAAAGGCTGGATACTCTATGACAGACTATGGGGCTAACATAAAAAAGGCAATAGAAGATGCAAAGGCCCTACAAGAAAGAAATAAAATGCTTTACGAAAGCATGTTCCAGGCCAACATTCCTATTAAAATGACAATTGCTGAATATAAAAAGCTTCGTGAAGAAACAAAAAAGAAGATGCCAGACCTTATTGAATTATTTAATCAAAAGGGCAACTCCGATGTTGCAACTGTTGCTGCAAGACTCAAAGCGCAATTTATGTCCCTAGGAGACAATGTTGAGACAGCAACAGCCAAGGTTTATGCACTTATGGCTCAATCAAATAAAGCACAGCTAGCAGCTGGAGCAATTGGTACAAAGGGATTTGCATCAATAAAAACAGCAGTTGATGCAGCAGTAGCTTCAGCAGGAAGCTTTGATGACGCAATGGCAAAGGGTGACGCTAAGGCAGCTGCAGACTCACTTATGGTTACCTTTGAAGGAATTGGTAATGCAATAAAGGATAATGCAAAAACAAACAAGTTAGAATTTGGCGATTCAATGGATCAAATATTAAAGAAGATGGCTACAACTGGTAAAGGCCAAGTAGCAATAAATCAATCTGTTTTGTCCGAATTGAAAAAGCAAAACCCAGAGCTTGCTAAGATATTAAATTCTACTGATACCGCCACATCTGCTTGGGCTAAGTACCAACTTGCTTTACAAGGAGTAAATTTAGATTTACAAACTCTTTCTGGAGAAGCTGCAACCGCTGCGTTAAAGTTACAATCTTTGGTTGTTGCTAATACTACAACTACTCTTAAAAATACTGCTGGCATTAAAGAGCAGTATACAAAATATGAAGGACTACAAAAGAGAATTAAAGATCTTCAAAAAGCTTCTCAAGGTCAATCTGCTAAGCAGCAAATTGATAGCCGAAAAGTAATAGAAGGCCTTAATGAGCAGATTAAAAAAATTAAGGATGCTGCTGATGCTAAGATTAAAGCACTTCGTGCTCAAAGCCAAGCAGAAAACGACAACTTAGAATTACAAAAATTACAATTAGAGTATCAAGAAGCAATTGCTCGTGGAGATCAAGATGCTGCAGCTAGATCTCAAATTGCTATTCAGCAACTTACAAATCAAGTTCAATCTAAAAAAGCAGAAGACTCAATTATTGCTAAGGCGGAATTGGAAATTAAGCCTCTGCAGGATCAAATTGATAAACTAGGCAAAAAGAATCAAGAGCTGGCAGACAAAGCGGCCCTTGCAGGAGAAAGTTTATCTAAGCTACAGGGACAAGCATCGACATTAAAAGAAAAATTAGATGGTTTAGAAAAATCAGTAAGTGCAGCAGCATTTAATAAACTACTCTATAAAGCTCTTGGATTAGAGTATACAGGTAGTTCTCAGGAAAAAACAGATCTTGCAGGAGTAGAATCTTTTAACACTGAACTTGGCGGTCCAAAGTCTGTTGATAAGGTTATTCCAAAAGGCGCAAAAGCAAGACACAGAATTCCAGAAACATTTTCTGATGTTAAGGGTGGCGCAAAAGATTTAGTAGATTCAATTTCAAGCGGATTACAAAATGGTGTAAACGCTAAAGAAGTTAATATCTATACGGATAAACTGGCTGGATCTGGTGGTACATCACTGGGCGGAAGAACAAAAGAAGCTCCACTTATGGTTGCTACAAATTCAGCATACTCACTTAAGTCAGACGGAGAACTTTCTGATACTGCTGAAAAACAGATCATTAGTCAAAATAAATTAGAAAAGGGACAGTTCTTTAAGTATAATGGGATTACCTATGAAGTTTTAAAAACTGGATGGGGATTTGGAGATAGGGCAAAGCCAGTGGGTAGATCGCTTGGCGGACCAGTTACCCCTGGACGAAAGTATTTAGTAAATGATAGAATAAATGCATTAGGTAAGCAGCAAGAAGTCTTTATGCCTACCATGCCAGGAATGATCAAGCCTAATATTGATACAGCATTTAATATTCCATCGCAACAAAATGTTAAGATGCCAGGTATTTCAAATAGCCCAAATAGCAACAACACATACAATATTGATATTGAGCTAAATGGTACAAATATTACAGTGGACGACGTTATGAAGTCCATGGAAGCAAAAATGAAATTAGTTGGTGCTACACTAGGTAGACCAGTAAACGTAGGAGGTAAGTACTAATGCCAGCTTTATCTTTACCTAGAGGCTCCGTACTTTGGATAGAAGCCAAGGACCTCCTTGCTACAACACCTGGAACTACTAAAACCTGGAACAAGGTTAGCGAACACAATAGAAGCCCATTAGAAATAAACGTTGAAAGAATTGAAGCCATAACCAGAACATCTAACGGAAGTCTTAGAAAAAATCATATTGCTGATAAAAGGAGTTTTTCTGTGTCATGGGAAATGCTTCCTTCATATAGAGATCTTACAGTAGATGGCGGTTGGGGGGCAGAAGATTTAAGACAATTCTACCTTAGTGATGATGGAAAGAAGACATTTAATATTAGAATTAATTTAGCAAAGACTGGGTCAGATCAATCTTCTTCAGGATATGAGTCTTATACAGTTTCATTTAGTAATTGCAGCTTTAGTGTATTAAAAAGAGGAATACAACCACACTGGAGTGTTTCTTTGACAATGGATGAGGTCTAATGATAACCGCCTCAACTGCCCTTAAAACTTTACTAGAACAGCAATCTACAATTATAATAAACGCAGGTTGTACTGTAGAGTACAATATGAATACTTTAGTAGACAGCATAGTTGTTTCTGGTGCAGATATAAGTAGAGCTGATTCAGCAGGTAACGTATATTATCCATTTAAAAAGTTGTTTCCAGTAGATACAGTTATTAAGCAAAATAGACCATTAGGGGCGGGAATTAAATACGCTATTGTAGGAGACATTGGAACAAATACATATAGAAATCCCAAAAGTAGTGAATATGGCGTAAGCTATAGAACATATTATCCAGGATCAGAATCTGTTTATAAATATTATGTTTCAGACAAAGGTGTTGGGCTAGATGTAACTGCTACTTATCCAAAAACAATATTAACAAATAAAATAGTTATAAGATTTGAATTAGGACACTCTACTCCTTCTACATGGACTGTGTATAGCGGGTCTACACAATTAGCTACAGGTACAAGTTCTGATATAAAAGCTTTTGGAAATCCAGATGCTGGAACAGTAACAATTTATTATAACGGAACATCTTGGGTAAAAACAGAACCAGCATCTATATCAAATCCAATTAACATGACAAGCCTTAGAGTAACCACAGGAGCGGTGACTGGAAAATATATTGGGCTTATCGAAATGTCACCTAGATGGATAAAAGATGTTACAGACAGAGTGGTAGATTTTGAAATCACAAAAGAAACTTCTAGCGGATCAGATGACATTTTACCAGTTGGATCAGTAACAGCAAACTCTCTTTCTCTTTCAATGGTATCCTATGAAGATACCAGGGAAGTTGTATCATTTGATAAAACTATGACTTTTGATTCTACAAAAACTTATATGTATAAGGCTATAGAGGTTGTTCCGTATTTTAAGATATATCATTCTGATGGAGCTCTAACAGATTCTTCTGGAGCCTACGACAAAATTAAACAAGGTCTATTCTATGTAGATAGCTTTTCTATAGAAGAGTTTGGAAATGTTTCTGTAACTGCTCTAGACGGCGCAAGGATTTTACAACAACTAATTGCTCCTAGCATAGTCTGTAAAGACTATACAACGGTAGCAGTTATCAGAACACTACTAGACAATATTGGATTTACTAATTATAATTTTAATATTACTTCTACTGACACATCTATATTTTCACCAAGATACTGGTGGACTGATGATGGTGGAACAGTATGGGATTCTATTCAGAGGCTATGCAGAGATTCACAAATGGTAGCGTTATTTGACGAAAACAATGTTTTGCAATTTTATACTAGAGAATATTTATTTAGTACAGTTGGCAAAACACCAATAGAATTTAGATATAGTGCAAGTGGAAGCAACCTTCCAAATATTTTATCATTTAATAAACAAGATCTTCCTTCAGCAAATCAGGTAAAGGTACTTTGGAAAAGTGTTACTACAAATAATTATACTGGAAACTCTCAGCCACTATGGGCATCTGGAGAAAGAAATTTAGGAGCACTATCTTTAGAAGGAGATATCTCAGCAATTTCTGGTCAAACAGTTGGGCCATACAGCGTATCTGGAACTAACTCTTACGTAAAATTAAATTTAGTTGTTGCAAACGATGCTCTTAAGAGTAATGTTTTAAACGAGTATAGCGGATACCTTGTAATAGATTCAGAAATTATAGAATACGATGCAATACAATACGAATACACAGATTTGTCTGGAGTAAGGCAATCTAAAGATATTACAAGCGGCTCTGAGGCACTTAAATATCTTGGGCTAAGTCAGCCAGGGGCAAGTAACTATCAGCCAAATGGAAAGTATAGAATTAAAACACGAGGAGCATTTGGAACAAAAATAGTTGCACACTATAAGCAAGAGAATATATTAAACTCTTGGGCAGGCTACGACACTGTTTGGAGCGAAGCTAGCGGCTCTACTCCAGTATTAACAAATGTTGCAAGCGTGACAGCTACAGTTGCTACAACTCAAGTTCCGACAGACTCCCCATTTGATGCAGATGCATATATAAAAAGTTTAACTTCTCAGGGTTGGACTCAAGCAGAAGCTGCTTCTTCAGCTAGATATGCTGCTCAAGCCGAGTACTGGTATCGTACGTTAGGAATAAGATAATGAGTAATCAAAGATCAATTCAAACATCATTATTTTCTTTAACAAATAATAGTACAAATCCAAATCAACATTCTGTTGCAATTAAAAACTCTGGAATATCAACTTCTTATTCATATTATGCATTTGGAACAGCAATGTTTTTCCCAGGAACAGTTAATGATGTTGTTAGTTCTGGAGGATTAGGATTTTTTACTAGCTCAAACGGAAATACTGGATACTACGTGTCGGTTCAAACTACTACTCATTTATCTGATACAGCAGATAAAGAAATAAAAATTTATAAAGTTGTTAACGGTAAAAAAACTATTTTAGCAGATAGCCAACAGACTCCTTCAAAAACACTAACTGGAGTTTTAGCTGGAACAGTATATAAACTTGACGTTAACGTAATTGTTGAATCTACTTACGTTACAATTGATGCTTATGTAAATAGCTATAAAATAACGGCCACAGATAGTGTTTCTCCATTAAGCAAAACAAGCAACGTTGCAATGTTTGCAAATAGCGGAAAAGTTAATTACGATTACATATATGCTGCTCCAATAACCGAAGATCAATATAAAAGCGGAATTATGCAAAATGTATATGAAGGTAAATATGGTCCAAAAACTCTTAGCTTTCTATATGGTGATAAAATTATTGAAAACAAGAACATATCTTCTGGGCAGTCTGCATGGCTTGAAGAGTTTGGAACAACAGCCAGAGAACTAAAACAAATAAAAATTAAATATCAAGATCGACCAGCTGACCCGCTATTTGCCACAGTAGGTATAAATAAACTAGCAAACATTTTAGGGCAAAGGCTGACCTCATTTGGAGCTGAGGTTTTTGTTTTGAATAATTCTGGAATGATGATACCATTAGCAGACGGCAACCTTTATTCGTTTGCTGTAGTCGGAAACTCTATAACAATTTCTGGAGAGCATGAGTATAGCTCTAATACATTAAGTGATACAACCAACCCAGAACCAGTAGTTTTTGAGACAGCATGGATTCAAAGAGAAGACGATGCTAAAAACTTAGCAACATGGATACAGACCCAATGGTCAAAACAGCAGAGGGTTGTTGAAATGGAAATATTTAGTAACCCACTTATTTCGGTTGGAGATATCATAACTATTAATTATCCAAAAAATGATTTAGACGGAACTCAAAAATTTGTAGTAACCAGAGTAAACAATTCATTTAGAGAGGGACTAAATACTAGTATATCAGCACGTTCTATTTATAGCTGATAAATGGTATAATAAAAATATGGCAACAAATAAAAAGGAATCAACCACCTCCGTTGGAGTAGTAGCACCATTAACAGACTATGCCGATGGAATAACTACTTATTATTTGGCCCCCCACTTTGGAAGAAATTATCCAGTAAGAAGAGACGGGGATATGATATCCGTATCCCTAGAAGACGAGTCCTTTGTTGTGGCAGGAGATGATGGCCCAGATGGTCCAGATTCTATAGAAGACCCTAATAATCCAGAAAAACCAGGGCTTGTCAGAAGATCTCCAACTCTTATGGACATAGAATTAATTTCTAATGAAGTTGTTTATGACGCTTTAAATAATCCAACTGCAAAAGTTACTTTTAGAATTAGAAATTCAAGCGGGGAATCAGTAAAAGCAGTAAACGTTTTAGTGGAGAAAAAATGATAACTAAATTTGGCAAAAGATTTCTTATAGATTTTATTGCTGGAAATTCAAACTTTACGTCTAAAGATTTAGCTATAGGTATTGCTACTGGAACCCAACTATCTGAAGCAGACACCAACACAAGACTGGGTTTTGAAATTTATAGAATGCCAGTAAGTTTGTCATCTATTAATATTGAAAGTGATGGATCTGGAGGATTTAACTATTATTCAATATTTAAAGCTACAATACCTCAAGATATCTCTGGAGTAATAACAGAGATTGGGTTATATCCTGGACTTAGAAAGTCTATTAATTTTTATGATAGCAAGTTTATAACAGCGTTTGAAAATAATATTTTATGGGTAGACTCCAGCGGTAATAGCCCAGCACTTGAATCAAATTCAACAGATGGAACCACATTTGTTTCTAAAATAGGCGAGAATATGGTTAGATTTAATGTTACCCAGTCTACATCAAAGGAATACAAAAATACAATTGCTTTACTAGATTTATCTGGATATAGCGTAAATGATAGCCTTACCCTAGCATACAAAAAAGCAGATAACAACACTTCAAAAATTAGAGTTAAGTTCTATAGTTCTAGTTCTGCATATTATTATGTTGATTTTACTCCATCTGGATCAAATGAGGATAAAATTCAATCTGTTTCAATGTCTACTCTTTTTAGTAACATTGTGGGTTCACCAGATTTAACAAATATTACAAGCATAGGAGTTGAGGTTACTGCAGGATCTGGCGGAAACACCGTCGTATACTTTGATGGACTTAGGGTTAATGATGAAGATACATTTGACCCACAATATGGTTTAATAGCAAGACATGTTCTAACAACCCCACTTAAAAAGCCATCAGGTCGTCCAGTAGACGTAGAGTATAAATTGCAACTGGAGTTTTAAATGTCGGAACTAGATACAGCTACCCTGCAAAAGTATTATCCTAAAGATTTAATTATAAATCCTACCTCAGAAATTTTAGCAGCAAACACTGCAACGGATAAAAATAATTTTACAGTTGTTGTGCCAAATTTAAAAATAGATTCAAATTATGCATTTCAGTTTCAGTATGTTTTTGAAGATGGTGTAAAAAGTGATTGGTCCCCAGGAAAACTCGTAACTACAAACCAAGAAACAATCCCAGGTGCCCCCGTTATAGTTGTAGAAGGAGGGGCAGGTTTTATAAAAGTAACTCTTGCAACTTTTCCTGCAAATGCCTCACGAGTAGACATAAGAATATCTGGTGGAACTTTTGGAAGTGGAACGGTTGTTGCAGATTCTTTTACTTCTGCTGGAACAAAAACAATTACCGCAGCAGGTGGTTCTGGAAGTGGATCACCTTATTCTGTTTCTGCAATTACAATACGTCCTACAAAAAATGGAACAGCATCAACCCCAGTAACTGTTTATGTTACAGACCCCACTTCTACCCTGGTTGTTGAACCATCAGCAACTCCGTCCACCCCCACAGTATTATCAGTAGTTGGAGCTATACAGTTATCTTGGAACGGAAAAAAATCTGACGGGGGAGACCAGCCAGCAGGTTTTAAAGCAGCAAAAGTATATGTTGGCACATCTTCTAATTTTACACCAATAGATTCAGGCAATCAAAACGCCAATCAGGTAGATGTTTTGGATTTTGGAAATGGACAAAATACTTTAAACATAGGTGTAGGCACCATTGTAAATGGTGTTGCAATAACATATGATACAGATTATTACGTAAAAATAAAAACTACAAACGGAAATGCTACAGAAGATTCTTCTGCTGTAGCTGCTACTGGTAACCCAGTTCAAATAGGAAAAGTTGGAAATAACGGACTTATTGAGATTACTGCAGATAAAATTACAACTGGAACCCTTCAGTCAAATTCTACTATAACTGTAGGTGCGGTTGGTGGAAGAAGGGTTGAACTAAGAGGAAGCGGAGTACCATTTGAGATATTTGGAACTGGAGGATCTTCTTTACTTTCATATAATGCATCTTCTAATAAACTTTCTATAACTGGTGAAGGAACATTTAGCGGAGCACTACAGGCAGCAAGTGGTGATTTTACTGGAAGCCTTCAGGTTGGATCTTCGAGCAATCCAGTAATTACTAATATCACTTCAGACGGAACCTATTTAACAATTTTTGCTAAAACCATACTTGCGGTTGGAGATGTAATTTCTATTTCTGGAGTAAGGTCATCAAATGCATTTGTTACTGTTACAAATGCTGTAGGAAGTGGCACTAGTGTTACATACACTGGAAACAATACATTTTCTGTTGGAGAAACAGTAACAGTTTCAGGTATAACTCCTTTTCAATATAATTTAAAAGGCGTAGTATCTAGTAGAACAAACAGCCAATTTATTATATCTAGCAATAAAACTGGAGCGTATATAAGTGGAGGAGTTGCTGGATACCCCCACGCTTTTGATCTGAATAGTCTTACAGTAAATAGAATAACAGATGCTGCTGGAAATCATATAACTACTTCTGGAGTAGATGTTTATGCAGAAAGTTTTAGGGTTACCAATTCAACTACTGGATCTTATACTTCTGGAGGCTCAATAGTTAGATCTGCATTTCAAGTAGGTTCTACTGGAATATTAAAAGCCGCAGAAGGAATTATTGGCGGTTGGCTAATAAATGGAAGCAAATTAGTTAGTTCTGGAACAGTAAATAGAATTGAACTAGATCCCCTTACACCAGCCATTACTCTTAACAACTCACTTGGAAATATTACAATAAGTGCATCTAATGGTATAGCTCACAGTAGTGGCAGTTTTACTTTGACGCCAGGAGGAAATTTAACTATATCTGGAGTAATTACAGCAAGCTCAGGATCTAATATTGCAGGTTGGCAAACAACTTCTACTGCTATATCTGCGGGCGGAGTTTCTCTAAATAGTTCTGGCAGTGTTGTTTCTACAGGAAATCTAACTGGATTTTTAGGAGAATTGGTTCCTACAACTTCAACTTTATCTAGTGGATACTTAGATCTTTACTCTAATGAAAATACAGTAGCATTTTTAGGTATGAGTGATGGTTTAACTTCAGGTAGCGGATCAATTATAAGAAATAATACAAATCAACTTAAAACAACTGCTGCTGGAATTAGGCTAGATGTTACAAGTCAACAAAATGGAGTCCCTATTGGCGGATTTTACATAACACATGTTTCTGGAGACTATAATGTTCATTTTGGACTTTATAATACTGCTGGATCTCCTACTTCAAGAAGATTTGTGTTTGATCATTGGAACAATGCAACACAACGAAATCAAGACAACTATGCTGCTGCTTATGATACATTAACTCAATCTTTAAGACCATTGGTTATAGATAGTGACGGCAGCGCAGGCTTAGGATGGTCTCAATATTTTTCAACTACTCAAACAACAACTCCGTCATCTGGCACAGGTGCCAACGGAGATATATATTTAAGCACGGCGTGATATAAATGCCTAGTATATGGAGAAAATCTGGCGGCAGCTGGGTTAAGATTAAAACTGTTTATAGGAAAACAAACGGATCTTGGCAATCAGTTAAACGTATTTGGAGAAAATCAGACGGAACATGGAGGCTTGTATTTTTACAATCTCTTACTCCGTCAATTGCTCAACAGGTTTCTATAAGCATGCTTACAACAACAACACAAACTAAAACATTAGTTGGAACTTTATATCGCTGGAGCGATGCAACATCAGTAACTTATCAGTTTGCAAAAAGTACAAATGATATAACGTACAGTAATATTTCTGGAGCATCTGGTACATCTACAAATCCTACGACTAGTAATACCTTAGACAGATACACTCTTTCTCAATCAGATGTTAGTCCAAACACTACAAATTATTATAAATATATTTCTAAAGGAATTAACTCAACATTTGGAACAGAGCAAACATCAGCATCTGATTATATTACTTTAGAGGCATCTAGAGATTTAACTCTTACATCTACAAAAACTTCTACGTCAATAACAGTTTCTTGGACAAACGATACCTACTCTGGAAGATATGAATATCAATATAAATTATCATCTAGTGGTACATATGGAACATCTGTATTTATTGCTCCTGGATCTACTACAACATCATTTACTTTATCTTCTTTATTAAACGATACAAATTATGATATTCAGGTAAGAGGATGGACTGGAACATCTAGTGGTTTTGGATATTACGGTAACTGGTCAACAATTACTGTTAGAACAGATCCTCCAACTGCACCGAATTCACCTACTAATGTTCGAGCTGCTTCTGGAACAATAGACACTGATAGTTTCTTTTTAGAATGGACTGCTTCCACAGTTGATTCAACACACGATGCTGCAACATCTTATGATTTTGGTATTAATAGCTCATCCAATAATCCACCAACAAATTTAATCACTACTGGAAATCCAGGAGTTGGTCAATATAGAAATAAACTTATTGCAGATACAAATCTATACGAACTTATAAGCAGCTTGTCTTCAAACACTACTTATTATGCATATGTTAGAGCTAAAAACTCAGGAGGCTCATCTTCTTGGGCAGCCTCTGGCGCAATTACAACAGAAGCATTGAAGCCACCTAATAACATAACTAATTTAATAAAAGATACATCTGTTGACTCTGAAACAAGTTTAAAATTTACATGGACTGCTCCATCAACTGATAGTACCCATAATGAGGCAACAAGCTATGTATATTCTTATGGAACTACAAATTCAGCGCCTACCAATAATGGAGACTACGAGACATTTGGCGGAGGAGCTGGCACCGAAATAACTCTTACAGGATTAACTGGTAATACAACATACTATATTTTTATTAAAGCAAAAAATGCTGATGGGTTGTCGTCTACATGGGTGAGCCAAAGTGGAAAAACAAAAGCGGCATCAAATCCTCCAGGAACTCCAACAAGTGTTAGTTTAGGAAACCCTTCACAATCGGGACTTAGATTCACTTGGGCTGCAGGAACTGGTGGAACACCTACATCTTATGTTATTGCATTAAGCACTACTACAACAGAACCAACTACTGAAAATCTTTTTGACTATGATGATTTTTACTATGATACAGCTACTACAACCACCAACTTTACTTTTGGGCTCTTAGACCCAAACAAGACTTACTATGCTTGGGTAAAAGCAAGAAATGCAGATGGGACTTCGGCTTCTGTGAGAAGAAACGCTACTACAGCAGCTGCCCCTAGTGTTGGAGCGCCGACCTGGACTTCGGCAACAAACTTTCAAAGAACTTCTACACAAATAAGATGGGGCTGGGGAAATACTGGAACTTTATCCCCAACATCTGGAACATACACAGCAATGACTAGAAGCACAATGTTTTGGCAATTTTATACAACTTCAACAACAAATACCGTTACTGCTTCAGGATCTAAAGACTATACAACAACCAATGATACTAGAACAACTGTAAACTCAGTAAACTTTCCATATTTGTTGACTAGCGGATCTAGCTCACCAGATGTTACCTATAGCACCAGCGGTAGGTTTGTTAGAGTTCAGGCATCAGCGTATGATTATGACGGCAAATCCTGGGATTCAGCATGGACGGCAAGAATATGACGTTTTCTTTATATGATAAAATACGCATGGTTGAAAAAAGAGTTATAGAAAAATCTAGGGCTAGAGAGGCTCTATGGGAAAAAATTAATTCAGAGGGCCTATACTGGGAAGATATTCCTGACCACGAATATATGAAGCAGATAGAAGAATTTAGGGTAGTAATTAATGCTCTAATGACAGAAAGAGACCTCTTGTATAAAATTATAGAGGATGATACAATAGGAAGGGAGGCTACAAATGACTTATGAATTAGACAATCAAGACAAGATTAATATGGTTAATCAACATATTAAAAATTTAAGCTACGCTAAGTATGATGCAGAGCTATCAAAAATTGAAGCATTAGCAGTTAATACTGTTGAGCAAGTTGCTTCAATGTCTTTTCAAGATCAAATAGATGATCTTACTGCTAAAATTCTAAAATTAGAAGAAGTTTTAGATACATTACACCCAACAGAATAGGACTAAAATGGCAGAAAAAGCAGAGCTAGTTATTACCGCCCTACAGCAACGCATAGGAGAAATCGTATCAAATTATGAAACTCAAATTGCAATACTCAGGGCAGAAATTACTAATCTTATTGAAGAGAAAAAGGAAAAAGTTGATGCTATTCAAGCGTATGAAGAGCAACTTAATAATATCACAGGCGACTAACTTTCCTTCTGGTATAGCTGTCAAGGCAGATAAAGACACATATTGGATTAAAGATGGTAAAAGATATAGATTGATTTCGGATAGGGCCGCCCAGTCTTGGTGCTTTACTACGGTATTAGCAACTGAGGCGGCATTATCAGGAATCAAACTTGTAGGCAAATTAGGTTTTAGAGACGGCACCTTGATCAAGAACGTCGCAGATGGTAAAATGTATCTAGTATCACAGAATAAACTAAGACACATTGTAGACCCAGATTCCTTTAATCGATACGGTCTTGATAGGTCAAAAATTATTGAAGTTTCTGAAAAAGAAATTTCAGCACATGATTTAGGAGAAAATTTATAATGGCAGCATTTGATGACGGAACCCCTTTAGACGCAGCTGCTCTACAGGATCTTGATAGAAGACTTGTTGAATTAAAAGCTAGCATACCTAAAATTGGCTCCGCTGCAACAACAAACACTCCTGGTAGTTTAGAAAATTTAACAGTTTCTGCTAAACAGATATTGGGCGGGATAAGTGATTCAGTAAAACTTGTTCCAGGAAAAGCAGTTCCGTTTACAATTAATTTTAAAACTACGCTAGACTCGACTCCAAAAGCGGTAGTATTAACTCCTATAAGAACTGCAAATATACCAAGCGTATTTAGTTTTGCAGTAGATAGCAAAACTTTAAGCGCATCAGGAGTTTCAGGAAATGCTTATTTAAACTCAGCGGCAAAAGAAGGCTACACAATTCATTTCTATTGGATGGTAATTTGTCACTAGCCTATTGACAGGCTGCTTAGATATGCTACAATTTATATAATATCAAGGTCACGACTCCGTGACCCTTTTTTACGCAGGGAAGTTAAATGACAAACGATTTAAAATGGATGTTGTCATCCGATCAGCAGTTCCCTTATCAAGACGATAAGATGATTGCGCTATGGTTTAAGGTTATGAAATGGTTTAAACCAGATGTAGTAGATTATCTAGGGGACACAGACGATCAAGCTTGCTACAGTAAATATACAGAGGGAAGATCTGCAGAATTTCTTCAGCTTCATAAAGATGATAGCCGTGACTTAATTGTTCCTATGATGAGACATGAAGCAAAAGGTGCAAGAGACTTTTATGCTAAGACTCGTGAGATGCTTCCAGATGCACAATTGTTTTCAGCATTAGGAAACCATGACATACGTATCTTTGATTATATAGACAAGAAGCTTCCAGATTATGCAAAGGATGTTACTCCAGAATCCTTATGGTCTTTAGACTCATTAGGATATGAATATATTTACTATGACTCATTGCCTAAGCGCCGCTTTGGAGATGTTCACGTACACCACGGAATTTCTATTGCAGCAACTGGTTCTGTTCGTAAAGACATGGAAGACCTACAGGTATCTTTAATTAGAGGACATTCTCATAGAATCGCTTCGCATATGGTAACATATGAACTTAGAAACGGTGGCGAAGGAGAAACTCTTCGTGGATATGAAATTGGTCACATGTGTGATGAAAAAGGGCCAGGAATGAAATATACTCAGCACCACGATTGGCAAAAGGGGTTTGCAATTGCACATATTGTAAACGATTACCCACACATTCAAATGATCCATATTGCTCCAGACTACTCATGCGTCGTGGACGGAAAGACATTCTCGTTATGATGAAATGTCAAAAATGTAATGGTAGAGTATTTGTAGATAGAGTATTCTCTCAAAAACTACATACAGAATTATTTTGCATCCTTTGCGGTAAGCGATGGATGATTAACAAGGAAACAAGTGCGTTTGGTAAATGGCTAGAGAAAACAGACAAAGATTACGCAAAAAGTTCGTCTATTTCTTCTTAAACGGTAAAGTACATAAAGTACTTAGACTATCAAGAGCTAAAGACGAGGTTGTCGCTTGGTCCTATTTAGACAATAAAAGAGTTATGTATTCATATGCTCAAGTAGATAAACATATGGAGCGGGCTTATGGAATTGTAGAAGTAAGCAAAATTATAGGCAGACATAGGGTAACTATAGAAGAATATATTTTGCAGGGTAAGGTAAAGCAACCTCAAAAAGTATATCCAATTAGTAATCCAGACAGCAGTTGGTCTAAGTATATGTTTAGCGAATCGGACATATTGGACATTCATCAATTTATTATTGATGCTGGACATATCAGAGACTTACCTTCAAGATCAGAATTGCAGGCTATTCTCAAACACAGCTTAATATTGTATACTAAGACCGATGACGGTAAATTTGTACCTGTATGGAAGGCGGAGTAATGGCAGAAACAAGAGTTAAGGTAGACCTATCTTTTACACGTAACCTAGGAAATTACGAAAGCATTAGAATTAATGTTGGCGTTGAAGACGATGTTCGTAAAGGTGAAAATGTAGAGACGGCTACCGAAAGAGTATACGCCTTTGTAGAGAACAAGCTTATTGAAAAGACTCGTGAGGTTGAAAAGGAATTGAACAGTGGCAAATGAGAAACAGCCATATGTCCTTATCGGATTATACGAATTACTTTACTCAGAGAAGTATGGCAAAAAGCCAAGGCTTAACAAGTTTCGTGAAAAGTGGGCTATGCAGGACGTTATAGATAGCGTTGGATTTGATAGAGCTAAAGATCTTTTGGTATACTATTTTAAAACCAATAAGTCTGGTCACCCACTTAGTTTCTTTTTCTATAACTTTGACAAGATTGATTACATAAAATCAGAGCGTGAGAAAGATGAAAAGCATCGTCGATTGCTATTGCAAGCAACGAAAGAATTAGTAGAAGGCGGAAGCGAATGAATACAGAAGCAGAGTTGCTATCAGCAGTATGCAAGAATAAAGATATAAGCACACTACTGGCAGATAATGTAGATGAGATTTTTACATCACATAAAGATATCTGGGATTCGCTTAAGGCATATTATTATAAGTTTAAAGCTGTTCCAGAGGCTGGAATTCTTATGGAGCGTTTCAAAGACTTTGAGCCAGTTGAAACAAAGGCTGAGACTGGATACTATTTAGATAAGTTAAAGAATGAATACCTAACTAGTAGATTAAAGAATATTATTCTTCAAAGCGGATCTGCTTTAAAAGAAGATGCTGCAACCAGAGTACTCGGAGACCTGCAAGCAAAGCTTTCACAATTGTCTAAGTTTACAAATCATGTTCGTGACGTAGACATTACAGATATTGAATTAGCAGAGAAGCACTTTTTAGCGGTTAAAGAGCGCTCATCTATTATGGGTGGAGCCCCAGGAATTCTAACAGGGTTTGATGCTATTGATAAAGCATACCCTACAGGAATGGCTCCAGGACACCTCATCGTGGCTATTGGTTGGCCAGGACGTGGTAAGACATGGTTCACATCTTATCTTGCTTGTAAGGCTTGGGAGCAAGGATTTAAACCTATGATTGTATCTCTTGAAATGTCTCCAGAGAATATGCGTGATCGTATCTATACAATGATGGGCTCTGGTCTATTCCGTGCATCTGATTTTGCAAGAGGCGATGTTAACGTTGACACATTTAGATCTTGGGGTCAAAAAAGATTTGAAAATAAGAATGGTTTTATTTTAGTATCTAACGAAGGTATGGGTGAAGTTAATGCTAATACAGTTCAGGCTAAGATAGACCAGCATAAACCAGATTTAGTTATTCTAGATTATCATCAACTATTTTCAGATAACAAGAGAAGCACTGGTGCAACTGAGCGCAATATGAACGTGTCTCGTGAATTTAAAATGCTTGCTATGACAAACAATATTCCAGTAATTGATATTACTGCAGCAACTATGGATGATATTACAGACCAAGATGCTCCTCCTATGCTATCTCAGGTAGCGTGGTCAAAGGCTATTGAATATGATGCAGACATGGCTATTGCTATTCATAAGTACACGGACACAAATATGATTGAAGTTGTTAGCAGAAAGAATCGTCATGGGCAGGAGTTCAACGTATTCTTAGATTGGGATATCAACAGGGGTATCATCAAAGAGATTTATGAAAACCCTTTTGCGAATGACGCATCGAAAAATTAAAAGATTCCAAATAGGTGTTGAGTTTCAGGATAATGCACAGCTTATTAGCTTGAGACCACAGTATGAAAATTTGTTAATTCAAGACATGAGGGGTAAGGGATACGTCAGAGTACTTGACATAGACCCAGCCTTTTCGGTAGAA